TACCCGAGAAATTATATATGTTTCCTGAAACAGAACCTGTAAAGGTACCTGAACCAATATCCTGTATATCATTTATGTAGAAATCCCAAGAATAACCATCATAAGAATTATTAGCTCCTGGGTCAAATGTTGCATAGAACCATGTATCATTATCTGATGAACTTAGGTCATTAAATGCTAAATTCAAATTATTTACCCCGAACGCATTATTAGTATTACTATAAGTTGATGTGATACTATTATAATCTGCATCAGGTACAGAACCATAAAAATAAGATGATGTTGCACTCAAAGTGTTATCACCTAAGACTTGTTGTATATAGTTGTCTAAACTCGCTTGGTAAGTGGAAGTGTTTCCATTAGATAAGATATATTGAGTTGTAAAATCATTTGATACTTCTGTAGGGAAGGTGTTACCCCAAACAGTCACGGTAGCCGTTGTTGCTGTAAATGTATTTGTAAACGAAGTCGTACCGGTTGAGTCAACGGTTGTAGGGTCTACGTTTGCAATAGTTGTGATTGACCAAGAAGGACCCGCGTCATAACCTGATAATCCCAATACCCTTGTAACAAAAAGTTGATTTGATTGTTGTAAGTAAGATTTGGCTATATAAGCAGCTTCATACTTTGGTATCTGAGTGTTTACAAATTTTACCGGTTCAGTGCCACCGAAATAGGCTTGGAACTCGTCGTAATTTGTAATGAAGATGGGTTCAAATGCTGGACCTTTTATTGTCTCTCCTACGAGACCTAATGTTGTTACCCCCACACTCTGAGCTACGAACGATAAGTCGGTCTCAGAAGTGTAGACACCAGGTGACACATATACTTTTTGATTTACTTGTGCTGTTGCCATTATTAAATTATTCTATTGCAGATTTATTTTACTGATAAATATTCTAATAATTATGAAAAAACTTTGATTTATAATATCTATTTGATAGTAGGCAGAATAAATTCTACCTTTTTTCTACCATGAAAAAGAAACGAGAAATAAAGAATATCAAAATAGACCCTGCTGTCCACGATTTACTAAAAACCTATTGTGAAAAAAGGGGAATAAAAATTTATAAGTTTTTGGAAAACTTGATAATAGAAAAGTGTAAAGAAAAGAAAGATATATACGGAGAGAATTAAAATAGACTGTTTTCCAAACCTATAACAGCATCTTTAGTATTATCAAGTTTTACAACAATTACTTCCAGTATATCTTGGTTGGTTACCTGAATCAAAGGAACGTTCGTTCCATAAAAATCACCATTTATATAAACATCGTAAGAGTCAACGTTCGTGAGATTTATAATTTTCATGTCCGCGGTGAAATAAATTTTATCGGTCAAAGTTGTATTACCCACAACAAACAAAAGTTCAGATGGGAATGATTGTGGTGACTTTGGCCAAACTTCTCTTCTCCTACCAAGATTACTACCATCAATTTCAAAAACCTGAGCCATTCTTTGTATGGCGGGTTTGACTTGGAATTCTTCTTCGTCTATCAAATATCCTAACATAATGAACTCATATGATTGAATATAAAATTTTCTAGAATCAATATTGAGTTGAGACTCATCCGAAATATTCTGCATTATTATAGGAACATACTGACCTTTAATGAAAGTATATGCCTGTCTTGATGCAAAAGTTTGTAAAACATTTTTGTTCAGTTGATTCAACTCTCTCATCCTGTTACAAATTATTTTCACAGAATAAGTAACATCTACAGGAACGGGTTGTGGGATTGTGTATATATCCATACCCTGCATGTTTCCATCCCAAGTGGGAACTGACGCATAATAAAATTGTTTTCTATTCGGTATATTCCATCTAAGAGCCGGATTGGTACCGTACTTCACTTCGGGGGTTCTTACAACGGTAACGAAAGGAGGTTCAGGATTATTATCTAAATCTACAAACTTCCAAGTTTCAACATATTGAGACCAGTTTTGTGTAGTGAGTATAATATCTAAAACAGGGATTGTCTTACCAGCGGTAACTACTTTCAATTCGTTTTTAACAAAGTCCAACATACCTCTGTCTAAGTCCGCATGTAAAACTGACTTTGGTAAATAAGTTCCATCTTTGTTTATATATTCCAAAAGTTCTTCTCTTCTAGAATACAAAGTTTTTTTTGGAACTAACGGTAAAGTTGGTTTAACTTGTTTAGGTAATGGCATCTTACTGAGTTATGTAAATTTTATTTTTCATATTCACCATTTCAACTTCTTCTGCAAAATAAACTGGCTTGTCTGTACCTTTGAGTACGAATGTATCATTCACATATGGATTATAGGTCACAATCAAATCACTATAAGGTTCCTCAATTCTATCACAAGGAAATTCACAAAAATCCAAAAGTGTACCTATGACAAAAGCATGTACATTTTTTCTTTTCTCATCTCTAACTCTTTCTTTTCCACCTGGTCTAACTCTGAACTCAACGTCTTTCAATCTAACGTAGTCAGCATGCATTATAACCTTTCCCAAATATGAAATTGAAAATGTCTCCCTGTTCAAGTTATAGTAGACCATAACTCTTTGTCCCATAAATAATGAGTCAAATTGTGACTCTGTAATTATCAATTTCATTATATTCCTCTAAATTCGTTTTCACTTACCCAAGTTGCCTCTATTGTTCTATAGAAAGGCTTGTAACCAGCGTATGTGTGTTTATTGTCTGATTTTACTCTTCCGTCATTTATTACAGTGTAATATCTGACTCTGTCTTCCGTTTCATAATACCCTAAATAATCTCCCATGTTCACTTCGACTTGTAAATCATCCAAAGTTTTTTGATAAACAGAAAATTTCATGTTACCAGGTTCCTGTTGTTTTACCCTAGAGTTACCAAGCAATTTGTTGGTTGGTGCCAATATTTGAACCAAACCTTTAAGTTCAACAGGTGCCATAAATTGAATGCCGTCCTCAAGTACCTCACCATATACATCATCAGTTTTAGTTTTGTATCTATCAATTCTGTATAATACAACAGTGAAGTTCATATCACCAATCAACCACTCCTCACCCATATCAATATCCAAAGAATAATCTTCCCCACCAAAGAACTTACCTAATCTTGTTATCGGAACTAATTTTTGCATATATTGATAAATAGTTTAAGTTTTATTATATTACAAGCAAAAATTTTTCATAAACCATGGAAATAAGACCACCAAAAAAAATATATCTCAAAGACAGTACAACTCATGGGTTGGGTGTTTTTTGTTCCGAAGAGATACAATATAATGAAATTATTGACACTTGCCCATTTTTACTCTTCCCACACCGAAGACAAGAAAAATTACCCTTTTTCCAAAATTACGCTTTTTGTTGGCCTAAATCAGAAAATTGGGTGAATCATGTTTTGGTTACAGGATACGGGTCGTATTACAACCATAGTGAAATGCCGAACGTAAGTTGGGAATCAGACACTGAAAGAAACGTTTTTGTTTTCAAATCTCTGAGAAAAATCCAAGTTGGTGAAGAACTTTTCATTGATTATGGAAATGGTGTCCAATTTTAACAAAATTTAATTTGTCGAATACTTTAGAATCAAAAGCAATTTCATTATTAGAAACCTATAGCGGGGCTAATAACTACATCTTGGAACTTAAAAGAAAATCCGAGGTGAATAAAAAGTTTTACCCAACAAGAAGTCAGGCTGAATATATAATAAACAATTTTGATAAACAACCCAAAGTCGCAAAAAAATGGGTTGTACTCGATGCTTACTTTGCTCAAAAATTTGCAGACGATAAATTACTACACCAAATTCCCGAAAAAATTTGGGTAGAAAAACTATTAGCTGAAAAGGAAAAGGCATATCACATTTGGGGTAGGTTTTTTGAAACAGACCAACTCAACGAGTTTTGGATTCCAAAAGCGGCTATGATTAAAGACAACACAGTGAAAGACGTTGTTTTAGATTTTGATAAGTATTCTAATCGACCACCACTATCTCACCAAAGAGAAGCAATTCAAAAATTAGTAGAAAATAAGAAATACATTAATCGCAAATTATTAGCGCCAATTTTGATTTGGTTATTGTTGATGAGGCACACTATATCAAGAATGCTCAAGCACAAAGAACAAAGCTTATAAATGATATAGTAAAAAAGGTAGATAGGATTTGGTTATTGACAGGTACCCCCATGACATCAAGACCAATTGATTATTATAATCTATTGAGTTTGGTTGACTCACCCGTTGCCAAAAATTGGATGGCTTACGTTATAAGATATTGTAGTGGATATCAATTTAGGGTTGGACCACGGAAAGTATGGAATGTTATGGGAGCCTCAAACTTAGAAGAACTGAGAGATAGAACTTCAAACCTTACACTTAGAAGATTAAAAGAAGACGTACTTGATTTACCTGATAAAATTATCACACCAATTTATTTAAGACTGAAGTCAAAAGAATATGAAGAGGTGATGGGTGAATACTATAATTGGTATGAGAAAAATCCCGAAGAGTCTAAATCTTTGACCGTTCAATTTACAAAACTCACTAAGGTAAGACAAATTATTGCAGATGAAAAAATAACCCAAACAATAGAACTAGCAGAAAATATAATCGAGCAAGATAAGAAAGTTATAATTTTCTGTAATTTTACAAATTCTCTAAACAAAATTTTGGAACATTTTGGAAAGGCTGCTGTCAAACTAGATGGTTCCATGTCCAAAGCGGAAAGACAATTTTCAGTAGACCAATTCCAAGAAAATGATAAGATAAAAGTTTTTGTCGGTAACATAAAAGCAGCCGGCGTTGGTATTACTTTGACTGCCGCTGAAGCTGTAATTATGAACGATTTATCCTTTTTACCCTCAGACCACTCACAAGCAGAAGACAGAGCTTACAGATACGGACAAAAAAGTAATGTACTAGTTTATTACCCAATATTTGAAAATACTATTGAGGGAATCATATACGACATATTAAATAAGAAAAAACACGTCATCGCCACAGTGATGGGTGACAACAACAATTCCGCAGACTACGTGGAAGAAATTCTCCAAAGAATCAACGAAATGAGATAATCTCATTATTTATAGAAAAAACTTGATGAACACAGAAAACAAAAACAACTCCGAATCACAAAGACAAATATTGATTGAGGAAATGAAAAAAATCGGAATTGAAAAATTACCATACTCCTACTCAGCACTGAAACCCTTTATTGATGCCGAAACTATGGATTTTCATTATAATAAACATTATAAGGGATACGTAGACAAACTAAATCAGGCACTCTCGAAAAAGAAAATGGGTGATTGGGATTTAGAAAAAATTATAAAAAACATAAGTAGATACGACAAAACAATAAGAAACAACGCAGGTGGAGCATTCAACCATGCATTATTTTGGAATATGCTCACCCCGACCCCAGTCAGACTAAAAGGAGAATTACAAAAGAAAATTTTTTCTGAGTTCAAAACATTTTCCAACTTCAAGAAGAAGTTTGAACAAACCGCTAAAGAAAGATTTGGTTCAGGTTGGGTTTGGTTGGTTTTAACAAAAAACAACAAACTCAAAATAATGTCAACTCCAAATCAAGACAATCCACTAATGAATGTTATAGAGGGTGGGGGATTTCCTTTGTTGGGTCTTGACCTATGGGAACATGCTTACTATCTGAAATATAAGAACAAAAGAGATGAATATATTTCAAATTTTTGGAAAGTCGTAAATTGGGATTTTGTTAGTAAATTGTTCGAACTGAAGACTCAAACAAAACTTTTAGAAAATAAAATTTCCAAACAAATAATGACTGAAGGTAAATCTTATATTGTGGATTGTACAACCGAAGATGAGAAATTTTTTCAGAACCTAATGAAAGACAACGAAATAAGTAAGTTGTATGGTATGGGAATTTATGCCGCGTTGAAACAAGTGGACTGGTTAGAATTCAAACCCAAAGACCCTGAAAACAATATAATGCAAGGATTTTATAAAGATGGAGAAAGACACAATATTAGTTTTTTGGCTGGTAACTACAGAGCTTTTTGTTTAATCACCAAAAGTGTAAACAGATTGTTAAAAGATAATAATCATGAAATAATTCATTTTCAGAATAGAACTCCCAAAGAACAGGTCATGGCGGTGAAAAAACTGACCTCTATTTTGAAAAAATATTCAAACAAAATTTTTGTTGAAGACTCCCCCTTTTTTCAGAAAATTATGTCCAATTTAGGTAATAGTAAAACCAAAGGGGACAAGGTAGAAAATCAAACAAAAACAAGATTAGAAAAAGAATTCGGAAAAGAAAACGTTGATATCAAAAGTGGGTTTGGCGCTGAAAGTGACAACCAAGGATTAGATGGTCAAATTATAAAAAATGAAAAAATAAACACTTTCCAAATTAAACCTCTTACAAGTTACAAAATAGAAGATGATTTAGTTTACGTAGAAACAACTGGTAAAATTTTACCATACGAACAAGATTGGATGATTTTCACAAATAAGTTTGAAACCGTAATTTTAGAAAATAATGCCACAACCTTTGGCAGTAACGTTTACATATTCCCCGTGAGTAGTTTGATTTATACCTTAGTATGATATTTATATAATAAAACTTGTCTATGTCAGTAATTCCTGAACCAGAAAGAAGTAGAATATATACAAGAATCAAACATCAATTAGGGGCACCTTTAAGAAGTGTTGAATTGACGGATGAAATGTTAGATTCTTTAATGGAATTATCTATTGGAGATTATGAAGAGTATGTTCTTCAATGGTTGATTGATAGTCAATGGGTAAACCTTGTAAATCTGAACATGAATGAGAAATCAGTGGCAAGGGCTTTGGTGACAAGAACGATGGATTTTGAACAACAATTCGCATATTCATACTCAAAGATAGTTGGTCTACAAACTATGGGACCTTGGGTCCTGAAGAAAGATTATTTTGTTTTAGAGAGAAACAAACAAAACTATGAAATCCCTGCCGGTAGAGAAGTGAATGAACTTTTATGGTTTTCCAATCAACCGTGGACAGCATTCGGATTAGGTGGTATAGGTGGATTTGGTTTCGGTGGAATTGGTTTGGGCGCAAATGAAGCAGGATACGCACAGATGGGATATCAAGGTTCTTACTTTATGATGAGTGGGTTTGATTATCTCATTAGAATGCAAGAAGCCAACATCCTGAATAGAATTTTGGGAGGTTCCCTAACATACAGAATCACAGGTTTACCTGATGGAAAGAAAAATATATTCCTTTATAATACCCCTGGAGGTCGTTTTAATTGGAATAACTACAGCTTGTATGAAGGTAAAGCCGTATGGTATTGGTATTATGACGTTGGTCCTGATGACAGAGCTAATTGTTTGAAAGCTAATCCCGATATTATAAAATTACCAACAGATGTTCCTATTTCTGAATTGAGTTGGGAAGAACTGAATGTACCTGGCCAACAATGGGTTAGAAGATGGTTTACAGCATATGCAAAAGAAACTTTATCGAGAGTTAGAGGTAAGTATAGCGGAAACCTGAAAACTCCTGATTCAGAATTGACGATGGACTATCAAATACTTCAAACAGAAGCTAAAGATGAGAAAACAAAGCTATTAGAAGAATTGATTGGTGCAGAGGGATGGCTTACGAGATTGAGACCCGAAAAGGTAATGGAAAGGGAAGCTCAAATTGCTGAAAATTTAAATAAACAAATGAAATTCAGAGCAATGCCTCGTCAAATATACGTAATCTAATGGCAATAGTTAAAAATATACCATCAAAAAGAATAATAAATGGGTTTGCAATAGAGACCTCAGACAGCGCTGTCGTTACTGAAAAAGACTACAAAGTAAACGGAGAAGCGGTGATTGTTGTGAGAGGTGTACCAAACGCAACTTTGACTTTGGACTCTATGACCTCAGACCACGTTGTTGTTAAATCGATGACAAATCTCAAAGTGAAACCTGATATCAATAGGATTGATGAAGAATACGATGAGGTTGATTTAGATAAGTTCGCCTGTGTTGAATTTAAATTTATAAGAGATACTTGGTATATTCTTTCATCAGACGGACTCAAGAACTCCTAATTTAATTTTCCAATCTTCTTCCGCTAATTCGTAAATATATTCTGAACTAAGACCTCTTCTACCCCAATAGTTTAATTCCTGTTCAGTAATATCCAAAACATCCTCTTTAAGTTTGTCTTGGTCGCCCTCTTCAAATGGCATCCCGTTTATCAATTCACATTGAGCGGTTGTAAATATACCTCTTTGTTCAGGGTCGGTCACTAACAAATTGTCACGAACCTCTTGTTGGAATACCACTAACAAAGGTTCAATTCTTTTATTGAAAGTAACGATTGCCCTCGGAACATTATACTCACCTGTCAGATTGGGGTTGTTTTCCAAAATATCTGCCTTCAACATATAACAATTCACAATTACTCCATCTTGTACTGGTTTCGAATTTGGGTTTTGGACTTTGTTATATTCATTTAAATCTTTGATTTGTTTAGCGGTCATTTTTTGTACGTCACCTTGAGACGCCTTTTTACCGTTATTGACATACATTATAACATCACCAAGGTTTACATTCAAACCCTCCTGTATTGCCAATTCCATGTGTGCCATACGAGACATACTATTACCGGCCTTGGTTTTTTGTGTCAACCTTTTTTTATACTCGTCCAAGGTCAATTTTACTTTGGCTCTCTGAGCAATTTGGGATAAAGGAATTTTTTGGTCAAAAATTATTTTTAGATACTCATAGTAGTACTCGATAAAATCTTTACCTCTACCTTCTAATAGGAGTTTAATTCCTTTGTCCAAAAAGGTTTCGATATACAAGGGAAGTTTTTTTGACTTGATTGAATTACCTGTCAATTTGATTTTACCTCTTGCATCCATAACTGCGTAGTTTTTTCTTGCCAAATTGATACACGAAGGCCAAACTCCGTCAGTATCCAAAGCCATTTCACCCCTCATGAAAATATCGTTATATTCAGCAACATCCGCATCAGGTCCTGTATATTCTTTACCAACTTTGACCTTCCAATTTAAACCACGACCAATATATTTGTGTTTGTCGACATCATCAGGACTTGAGAAGTTTACACCGTCAGTATCCATAACCAAGGGAGTATAACCTCGAGACATAAAGAATTTAATCATCTGTCTCAGATACTGACGACCCGTACAAGTAATCTGTTCACCCATGTACATATCACCCCAAGCAAAAACCTGAGGGGCGGACAAAGCACCGAACATTGAGTTGATGAAGATTTTGATGGGTAATTGTTTGTTAGAATAAGATGCTGATTTTTGAGGGTCAGTTTTCTCAAACTCTTCGGCAAGTTGTTTGTAACGGATACGAGTATCACGAAAATACTTTAACATTCCTTTCATCGCACCTGTAACATCACAGTCGGGGAAAACATCGTGTACGAGCTGAATAGAGGGGTATAGAGAGGAGAAGTCTAGCTTTAGGACATTCTTACTGTACCCGACTTTTAATAGTCGAGAAAGACCTCCTACGAAGTCTGTCTTTGATTGTTTCTCAGGGATTGCCAAACCGTGTTTATAAGACCACGCAAGCATTAGCATTTTCCAAAGGGTTGCCGTTCCCATAGTAGAAACCCTCTCATATGTGGTGGGAATCATTGAAGCTAGTAAGAATGAGGCTTGATTGAACTCTTGGTCTACGGCTAAGGTTTCTTCCAAGTCATCATCCAAATATCTCTCAACCAAATTATCTCCTGTTGTTACAATATACACATCAGGTCTTTTTTTACAAGCCGTATCGATTTTCTCATCCAATCCGACCTTTTTGTAATTTCCATTCTGAATGTTCAACCAATACTCTTCTTTGGCCGCATACATTTTACCAATATCAGTGTGTTCAATATAGACACGGTCAGTTGCTTCTTTACCGATAAACTTGGTAATATATTTCAAACCAGCAGCTTTAATGTTCGAGTTGATTGCTTGTGCTCTACGCACCGCATGAATGATATCAATGACATTATAACCCCAAATTGAAGTTTGTAGATAATCTTCTACCTCGTTTGCTAACTTTAGGATAGATTCCTTTCTTGTATAAGAATGTTGGGGATGTAAGGATTTGATAGACTTTCTTAAATCTATTCCTAGTTTTTGACTTCTTTCAAATATCCAGTGCCAATCGAAGTTCGCCGAATTATAACCACCGATAATACTTGGTTTAATTTCATCAATTACTTTGAAGAATTCTAAGATTGCATCTTTCTCATCCTTTTCATCAAGACATTCAATTACCCTGTGGTAACCCTTATTTGTTTTGATTCCAATCATGAATATACGACCGTCTTTTGGGTCCAAAGCGTTTGTCTCCAAGTCAAATACAAGTCGCGTCACTTGATTATAATCATCAAAACCTTTGAACAATCTTTTTTCTTTGGATATCAGATATTGTTCAACAGGAGGTAAAACCATAATTTTGTCCTTGGTTTTTTCACCCCACGGGTCACAACCACCGTCACGGAAGAACTGAATTAGTTCACGATAACCTTTAAGGGACTTGACCATGAAAGTCAAACCATTCTCAAGACGTTCATTATCTTTCGTTTCTAATTTTTGAATTACAATCCCATATTTTGACATCGCTTCTTTCTGAGCAATTTTGGAATTGTTATAGAAATTTATACCACGGAGGTCTCCAACCCAAGCGAATGGTATAAATGTATCCTTACGAATCTCTTTACCCTTATTGGGTATTTCTTTGATTTTGAAAATGGAGTTTGAAACATAATCAAACTCAATAGCTACAATAAATTCTTCGGGGTCGTTACCATGTAAGAACGACTCAATTTCTTGAGGGTCAATCATATATTTTTCGAGTGGTTTATTGGCTTTCACACTATTGTGAAATTTACCTTACTCATTCAGCCATAAATATACGAAGAATATCTGTAATATCAAAATCAACAACAACCTGTTTCAGAAATAAAACTGTCTTGTACGTTGATATATAACTCCTCTCTTATCGGTAGAATTAAATTACCCTCGTCGTTTTTGATGAGAAATTGACCTTGATATCTACCCACGGTATTTGTGTCTCTTGATGTAAATCTGAAATAAACATAATACTCAGGGGTTGCACCTAAGGGAAGGGTTATAGAAGTTATGTAACAGGGGGCGGATACTATTTTGGGAATACCAGTTTCAACATTTATCATCGTGAAATAGATTGTTGAAATGGGTAATGCCTCCATAAGCTCCAAATATCCGGCCCTACCATCTTTTACAACTTGCATTTTCAAGAGTGGTAAAGTAGCATTTTTCTTGATAAAAAATTCCATAACAATAAATATACTGTTATGACTCTTTACGTAACTTCCTATCGTAATGGTCGAACCTATTATGTTCGGTTGGTGTCATAAGAAGTAACCCTGGTTTGAGTTTGCCCGCAACAGTCTGCTGATACATATGACTCATCCACGTTTGTTCAAATGGGTGAGCCCAAGTTGTTTCTAAAAACATCTTTTTATTACCGGGCCTTGAGACTATTTGTGGCCAATTACAATAGTATATTTCACCTGTTGCATATGGTATACCTTTGTGGGAATCTATTTTGGTGAATTTTGTTTTTGGGGCATTTGGGTCTAATCCCATATTTGGGAGACGAGGTTTCTCAGGCCAAAACTTTAATCTTACATCTTGAGGAACATTATACCAAGACCATTGAGTACTATTATCACCAAAGAACTCTGAAAAATTTAATTTTAAAAAATCAAAATTTTCTTTTTTAACAATTTCTAAAGATTTCGAATAGAGATTATCTGTGAATCTGTTGAAACCATTTTTACAAACCTCTTGATTCGGATAGAAGAACATATCGTCCTCAAAGAAAAGGTAATAATCTAAATCCGTTTCTGTGTCAAAATGTTCTGCAATCCACTGTCTTCCACCGCAGATACCTAAATTATCCTTTTTTATTTCTTCGAAACCATAATCATCACATAATTGACTATAAGTTAAATCTGTTGTCCTGTCTGTAGAATTATTTAAAAGAAATTTTTTAGTTTTTAATAAAAAATCTTTATCATAAGAATTCATCGATTGTATCAGAGTTTCAAATTGTTCTGGACTGTTAAATGTTATAACATATAAACCAACTTTATTTGTATCTAACATTTCCTGTGAGACAAATCCGCTCTCAGATTTTACTTCTAAATTGTTATTTTTCAAACCCTCAAAAAATTTACCTATGAGACCGTTACCTTCTATCTCAAAATAATTTATTAAATCTGAGTGTTTATAACACATTATACTAAAAATAGATTCTTCGGTACCCATCAACCCTTGGTCTAATGTAGATTTCAATAAACCATAATAAATTGAATTTATTTCTGGTATAGTATACTTTGGTCCACCAAAGAATCCTCCTCTTGCAACTTTGTCTACTTTAGTACCGGCAATCTCATTTAATCTTGAATACTCAAATCCATGAATTTCATTATTTGCCTCATATGGAAAACAAATAAAAGAAAACTTTGAGATGTATTTAGGAAGATTATTTAAAACCTTGTCGTGTGTGAAATATCCGGAGTGCACGGTGTTTGTAATACCTCCGTCAATCCAAAACATATATTCCGAATTAAATTGGTCCATAATCTTGGCATCATGAAGTAGAAAAACTTTGGACATGACTAAAGGATTATAGTTTTCTAATTTCGATTGAGTTGAGTCTCTAAGCCACCCCGCAAGATTTTTCCAATCTTCATTGTTTCTTATCAGTTGTATTTTTTCAAAAAACTCATTTTCTCTGAACCAAGATATTGGTCTTCTAATAAATTGAGTATTCTCCTTATTCCTTTTTCTAAAAACAAATTCTTCTAAAGACTCATCCCCGAAAATAATCATATTTTCAGACGCATCCAAAAGAGAATCAAATTTTTCCAAATAATGTTCATAGGGTCGTTTCCAACCCTCATTTAATTCAGACCTCCCGATGTCCCAAATACCCGTTACTAAAGTAATGTTATTCATATATTCTATTAAATTCCTCTAAGATTTTATAAAAACTTTTATTTTTCAGAAATAGTTCTTCACTAGTCCCTTGTGGTGCGTTATCCCTACACCACCAAATATCAAAATGTTTCCTAACAAACAAATCGTTGTGGTTATAAAACATTAAAGTCATTATTTGTTCTTCATGAGGTAAAAACTTACAAGAATCATCCGACAAGATTTTTACAACATAATCTTCGAATGTACTAACCATGTTATCCCATCTATCTCTATGACCACCGAACAAACCACCAATAATATGAATTTGTCTTATATAGTTGGTATACCATTTTTGGTCCACGGTTCCAGACCAATAATTCCTTTCATTCTCTTTCCCTAATATTAAAAATTTATCACTTGTGTCGATTATTAAATTTTCTGAAAAAGAATTGTTAAACAACGTACTCTCATAAAATCTTCTCATACCATGAGGAAAATTCAAATACTTCAATGGTATCAAACCACAATGTGATAATCCGGCGTCTATCCAATAATAATAATCGTATGATTTATCTTCGTTCCACCACCAAGAAAATTTAGAGTATTGAATTTCAATACATCTATCACCTCTCTTTATGTCCTCCACATTTTTTCTAAGATTTATTAAATCTTTGAATTTGGAATTAGTCAAATCAAATATTTCAAATTTTAATTTGTTTTCTGATATATTGTTTTCTTTATAAAAAAACTCTTTCAAAGATTCTATCTCTCTTTCAGAAGTATAACACAGAAAATCTGCATTAGTCATTTTTAAAAGAGATAGAAGACTGAACCTATAGTGAGTACCTCTGGCAGGCCTACCCCCCAACTCTGTTCCATTCAAATCACTATAAATTGCTGTTATAAATTTAATTCTCATTATAATGGAAGTGTTTTTTTTCTTCTTTGAATTTATTATTCGTATCTTGATTCAAAAATTTGTGATGTATTTTTACTGGTGAGTATTGATTCCAATTATATGTTTGAGTATAAAAATTATTATACATCCCATGAGATACATCAGAATATGAATTTTTCTGTGGTGCTATTGGTAAAATTGGAGTGTAAGATTGGAATTTAGGGTATACGTTTTTAACCAAATGTTCGTCTATTGGAAGAACATAATCACCGCTTTGAAATGCATAATCTTTTATTGTTCTGACAGCATCTAACACCTTTAAATCGTAAATCAAAATATTTGTTGCAAATATTTCTGTCAGTCTATCGTTTGGTTTAGGTGGAAGATTAGTTATATCCAACAATAAATCATATTTTGAACTTTTGTTTACTGGTCTATTCAATGTTGGTGCCAAATTCATTACACCGAACTCGATGTCCGATATTTGTGATTCCAAGTCCTGAATTAAAGATTTACAATAAGGCATGAATTGACAATCATCTTCGATAATCATAACCCTTTGGTATCCTCTCTCTTCAGATATTCTCAGAATTTCTAAATGAGAAAGAGTACATCCCATGTAACTATTTCTATTTATCGCGTTGAATAATTCAAAATCCCAACCAACATATTCTAATTCAAATTTTATGTCTTCTAACCTATCGGGACGAGATTCCAAATTTATTACAAACTTAGGTAATTCTTGGAATTTCATTAGCTTACATGGTTATGAGATAATTGTCCCGTCAATCTATCGCACCATCCCTTTGATTCTGAATGGGGCCATACAACCCAATACTTAGGTAATACATCAGTTTGAAACTCCCTCCAAATTTTACAATATTTGTCAGGGTCATTCATTAGTCTTGTAATCTCAGATTTATCTGCATCTTTTCTATACAGGGTTTCGTCATTAGGTCCATGGAATGCGACAACCCAAAAATCATAGTCTTTTTCAGGAACAGAGGAGTAACCAACATCAATACAGTGTTTATAAACAGTACAGAAAGACTTTTTCCAATCTTCTTCAGTTTCTATTGCAGGACTTGGCGGATAGTTTTTATCTAAACACCACTTATCTACAGCTCTTTTTTCGAATAAGAGACCCGAATACTTTTCATAGTCCCTTAGTGTTCTAACAGGTCCAAAACCATAAAGTCCATCATGTCCCTCTTGGTTTTCACCATCCATACCAAACAGTTTTCTGTTTGTAAGATGTGAATGTTTATTTCTATCTCCCCAAGTTTTGTCATCATCCCATTGTTTAGTTCTACCCTTGCGAGTATACTCGTGATAAATTACTGGAATATGTGGATGAAATAAATCATAACCCCAAGTATAAGCTCTTGCAGCAATAGAGATTTCTTCACCGTGAAAATAATATTCAGGATTGTGTTGAACCTCTTTTGCGAATGAACCTAAGGTAAAACAAAAATGTGCAGAATAAAATCTTGCTGGTACAGGTTTTGTCATTTCCCTCCAACCAGGAATTGTTTCAGGTAAAAAGAAAACTGCACCTTCAGGAATAAATCTATCAAACACCATTCTCCAAGCATCTTGTGCTCTTCCTGCAGGGTCGTTATCAGGGTCAAAGGAGGGTACATAACCCGTAAGTAGAGGTTTCTTATACCCATCCTTTTGAAGACCCTTTATCATGTTGATTAGGATTTCATCCCAATCTTTGACAAATCTCATGTGTGAGTCTATCTGTAAAGTATATTTTTCACCAGAGTATAATTGTTGAACTAAATTTCTTGCCCAACAAACCCCCTTAGCTTCTTGATAGGGAATGTCTAATATTCTAAAACGTTCATCATCTTTGTATTCGTCTAAATTGTCAAATTTATCTGACTCAGAAAATTGTCTTGCAATACCAATAACCAAATTTTTTGGTTTTTTTGCATTTGCTAACATATCTTTTATGGTTAAAACTAATTGTGGGTCACGATAACTAGCAATCTGAATAAAAATTTTGCTCATTGAAAATGGTTTTTTTTAAAAATAAAAAACCCTCAACAAAAGTAGAGGGTTTGATAATAAGATTTATTGTAAAAATTAGACGTTCAATACCGCCGATACATAAACAGTGTCACCTGTGACCCATGTCGTTGTTGCAGATTGTATCAGTACTGCATTTCCTGAGGGTTCTGGTATCGGAGGTACCCCTATACCTGTACCAAACACAAATCCTGTATCTCCTGAAGTTGACCAAAATTTGAAAGAATCTGTGTCTCCTGAATATATTGCAGAGTCACCATTCTGAGTAAATGTAATTGTTATAGTTTGTCCTGTAAAAGCTGAATAATAAGATGTTCTATCAGTTAAACTTGTGTCTATAGAGTTGAAATAAAAACCTCGTGATGAAAGACCCAATAAGTTTATTTCGGTACTTCCGAAATTATTAGGTTCGTTATTCATAATTGCATTTCCATCGGATGGCAAGTTATATGGTAAAGCAATCAAATTGTAAGAGAATCCTGAAACAGGTAGTGGACTTTCAGAGGGTGAAGGTGTAATTGTTGGTGTTGGAGTCACCTCTTCGGTCGGTGTTGGTGTAGGTGTTACTTCTGCTGTTGGTGTTGGTGTCGGGGTTTCTGGAGGTGCGGTACATGAACCATCCTCAGCCAATACTGTGATTGGTGTTGTACAATTCAAAGTCACACCTAAGAAATCATAATTAGATGGTCCAGTTCCAGTTATATCATAACACTGAACATTACCTAAACTGTCTGTTAAAGTAATCTTCTGAGCCGCAACTGAATTTAACACCGAGATTCTTATATCAACAACGCCCACGATTGTCGAACACAAAATCGTTCCATTACCAGGAGTATTTGGTAATGCTTGACCAGAAACGTAAGTTGCTGAACTACCATTTACTGTCAAATCAGTTATGTTCACATCAACTGAAGAATTGGTCAAAATTGTAATTTGACAACAAGTCTGTGTTGAAGTTGGTGTTAAAGTTGGTGTACAAGAAGGTGTAGGAGTTGGTGTCTCAGATTCTGTTGGTGTGCAAGTTGGAGTGACATCTGGTGTAGGAGTTGGTGTCTCAGATTCTGTTGGTGTGCAAGTTGGAGTGACATCTGGTGTAGGAGTTGGTGTCTCAGATTCTGTTGGTGTACAAGTTGGAGTGACATCTGGTGTAGGAGTTGGTGTCTCAGATTCTGTTGGTGTACAAGTTGGACTCACTTGAGGAGTTGAGGTTTGCGATGGGGTAGGTGTAGGAGTTACTAACTCTTCACAACAAGGATTGAAATAATTTAATGAATAAGGAGTTGAACCCGAAACAACCGTATATGAATTACCTGAGAAACAATCTACCTCAAGACCTGGTCCTAACAAAAATGTTGCAGGATACGTTTCTGCGGAATATACCTGACCTGAGCTAGTGCCAGGACAATATACCCAATCAATTTCAGAGTAACCTGATATAGTAAATTCAACGTAGTGATAACAATCTCCATACGGACAAGTTGGTGTTGGAGTTGGTGTTATCTCTTCAGTTGGTGTAGGTGTTGGAGTTATACCCTCCGTAGCGGTTGGTGTGGGAGTTTCTGTGTTCGTTGGTGTAGGTGTAGGAGTTACCAATTCATCACAACAAGGGTTAAAATAATTTAAAGAAACAGGTGTTGAACCCGTCAAAATTGTATACGAATTACCTGAAAAACAATCCGATTCGATTGTTGGACCTTCTATGAAAGTCGCCGGATAAGTATCGGCAGAATAAATAATAGCAGAGGTCGAGCCAGGACATAGTCCCCATTCTATAACTGTAAAGCCTGAAACAGTAATCTCAACATAGTGATAACAATCTCCATACGGACAAGTAGGTGTAGGTGTTGGTGTCTCAATTACTGAAGTAGCAGTTGGAGTAGGAGTTTCTGTATTTGTTGGTGTAGGTGTTGGTGTCTCAATTACTGAAGTAGCAGTTTCGGTAGGTGTAGGTGTTGGTGTCTCAATTACTGAAGTAGCGGTTTCGGTAGGTGTAGGTGTTGGTGTCTCAATTACTGAAGTAGCAGTTGGAGTAGGAGTTTCTGTATTTGTTGGAGTTGGTGTTTGAGTCACAGTAGGTGTACAGGTTGGTGTCTCTAATATTGAAGTTTCCGTTGGTGTTGGTGTCGGAGTACCCTCAGGAGTAGAAGTATTAGTTGGAGTTGGTGTTGGGGTGACCTCACAATTACAAGCACCACTATATTGAATGTTCAAAACGTGCTGACCTGTAATCGAGTCATTTTGAATACAAATACCACTCAAAGTATATCCTGTTCCTATTGAATAAGGACCGGCATAGTTGCAATCTCCACAACAATCAATGTATTCTATCACAGCATTATTACAATCAATATCAAAAGTCACATTTGAATAACAAACTTGCGATGTTGGTGTAGGAGTCGGTGTCAGACCGATTGTTTCAGTTGCTGTTGGTGTTGTTCCTGTAAATGTTGTAGGTGTGACAGTTGGTGTTGTTGTGGATGTAGGAGTAGGTGTTGGAGTTTCTGAACCAATTAAAAACGCAGTATTACATTTAATTGTTGAAGAAGCGCCACCCGCTCCTTGTAATGACGTTCTGACACCACCGTATGGTGCAGTCTTATCCATTTTGTACACATAAACACCATAGATGTATATTTCGTTGTTGAATATTGCTATACCTCCTGTTGCAGAATAATTATTTATGGCAACTGTTTTACTTTCGAACTCAAAAGAACCTGTATTATAATCAAATTGATATAACGCAATATATGGAACCCCTCCGACTTCTGTATCTGAGGCAACCAACAATTTGTTATTTACAGTTACTAAAAAGTCTCCACCGACAAAATAACCTGAAGGTAGCTGATATTTTAAAGTTGCAGTCATTACTGTTGCAGGTGCTACAGGAACGGTCAGCTCCCAAACATTTTGTTCAAAATCGATAAAAACTAAATTACCATTAGGTGCTTGGCAAAGTCCAGGGCTTGCAGGAGCAGGTATCACAACATTTGAAGGGAAAGTTAAATCTCTATAAGTTGATGATACCAAATATGGAGGATTTCCAGTGAGACCCCATTCTCTTATCACATAAGTGAAAGGGAGAGGATTGTATAGTTTCCACAATTTTTCCTCAGAGTGAGCAACATCCAATGATTGTACGATATCATTTGGTATAACCATTTGAGGAGACCTAACATCCGTTGATGGATTATAATAAAAAGTTCCTTGTCCAAAAATATTTACCAAGGTCGAACACTCGGAAATTGTTTCTAATATTTCTTCTACTGAAGTAGTATTACTGAAAAAATTTGGGATGTTCAAAGTATCTTTTATTGCCCAAATAATTTTATTTTGATTAGGTGCGAGTTTAACCTGAAGTTCTAATTCCGCGTTATCACATCTTTGATAGTTAAAAGTTACTACGGTATCGCCCGTATTTTTGAGATTATATTTTATACAATTCATTTTCTTATTTTTTAAGGATTTGGCAAAATGTTGAAATATCCAGTATCATAATCTCCTGTGATATAAATTAGATGATTTACTCTATTTATTGAAATTTCTCCGTTTTCAGAATAAGGTAATAAAGTATCACCTGAGTAAAATCTCGTGACACCTGTGAAGAAATCAGTATTTGTAATAGTTTGAGTATAAGTAAATGCAGATAATATTTGTTTATTATATAGTCCACTAACACCGTCACTTGCTAAGTAATAATCACCAACAGGTGAAGCCGATAATATCAAAGTAAATGTGGACCCTGTGCCCAAGTATGAGATTGTACCACCTGTGAAAGCAACTTGTTTATTCGATTCAACATGTCCCTCTTTTGTCATCATCACACCATTAGCAAAGATGTTACCTGTGATACCTGAAATTGTACTCGAGTCATCTGCAGCATAATAATAAACACCAATTCCATCAATTTTATAATATGGAGTTGTTGATGGTGTAGGAGTAACTGTTGGTGTTGGTGTCACACTCGGAGTTTTACTTGGTGTTGGTGTAGGTGGAAATGCAGTTTGGGCGATAATAATTTGAGAACTAAAAGCACAAGAAAAAGTATCGGTTATAAACCAAATATTTTTTGTTTCATTAGGGTTGAGCTCAACCTGATACTCCCATTCAGAACTATCGCATTCTTGATAATTGAAGGTAACAACTGTTGTACCAGTGTTAGTCAAAGTAAGTTTACTACAACCCATTTTTTTTTATTTATAAATACTTTATTTGTTTGATAAATTTGAAACTATGGACATATTCCTTTGTTGACAATTAAACCAGTACTTGGGTCTATTTGTATAAATCTATTACCATCAGTTATTATAGTTTTCGTATTTATCGGTGGGATACTACAAAGTGTATTTCCATAAACAAAATCACCAGGTTCTAAATTAGAGAACGGCTCAAATGAATAAACCAAAACGTTTGTTGGTCCGTATCCTGCCATACTACAAGCGTTATTCCAAACATTATTTGTCCACAACCAAGCACCATATATTACTTGAGGGGTGATTGATGGTGTTGGTGTATTAGTTGGAGTTACAGGAGGTGTTGGTGTATTAGTTGGAGTTACAGGAGGTGTTGGTGTTGGAGATGGTGGTGGTACCACACAATTTGGACAATTAGGGTCTAGTAAGTTATATCTGTTTTTTAAAACTCTAAAATTATGTGCAACTTGAGCAGCATCCAAAGGCTCAGTATACATTCTAAATGCGCTTATATTACCTATAAAACTTCCGGCAAATAATTCTTCTAATTTAATATCGGTGGTAAGTCCTGAATAAATTGTATTATCTAAATCATTTGTAGTTAGACATTCAGGGTCTTGTTGATAAACAATTTCATCTACTGTTGGTGGACATCCCCCCGAAAAAGTAAGATTATCATGTAATCCCTGTGTACCCCCGCCAACAGAAATATTATAACCCACACCAATTTGTTTTTCTTTTGGTGTGTTCAAAAGTCTTGGAATTATTTCCTCGAAATCCAAAATAACCATAAACAATCTTCCGTTTATATAAATTTCTAAATCACCTATTCTGAAATTTTTTTCCTCCATCCACGAATCCTTGAACTTTACAATCTCTGTAGTCGCAGGGTCATAAACTTCTCTATGTGTGAGTGGTGGTTCTATCAAACTCAGACTATTATTGGCGGTTGTTGCAGTATATTGCTCGGAAACTAACAATCCTAAACCTCCTAAATCAAGCAAATCGCACCCTTCAAAATATTCTCTTCTTCTGAAAACGACGTCAACTTGAACCCAATTTTCTTGAAGTATATAATTTGTATTATCGCAGTCGTGGAATATACCTCTTGTTGAACACCATTCATTCACAGATGTTCCTGTTACATATGTTTGTCCTGAACTACACACACCGGTAAATTCACAAGCTCCTGTGATTGTATAAGTTTTTACACATATTCTTGGATTTCCACTATCTCCCGACAGTCTGACTGAAAGAGCGTTTGAAATACCATCGTATAACGGGTCTAATTCCGGAATAGATGCTTCGGCGACTGGCTGACCACAACCACACAAACAGGTGTAAGATGTTACACCTGATGGTTGATACACAGGAATACAGGAATGTTCTGCGGTTATACCTGTGTTTAGACACTCGCAAGTATGCATGCAAGTCAATCCCGAAGTTACCCTCGTGTAACCCGTGTCTTGTTTTGGAGAACCATCAGCGTAGTGATAAAATTTATTTTCAGCTCTTGCGCCCATATAAAAGAATGTACCCTTGTTTTCAGGGTATCTTTTATTTAATCCCACGTAAGTATCCCCCCACCATCTGTGTTTTAACATAAATTCAGCAGTCCATCCTAAACCAACTCTTTCGGGGAATACCTGATAATCGTATCCTGGTATTTTGTAAAACCCTTGAAAAAATCCCCCGAACAACTCCGCAACATATCCTACAGAAGGATTTTCATATGTGTATTGCATTTGATAGGTGTATGAATCATCATTCCACAATCTGTTTTGTGTTGTTGTAAATCCTGTAATTGGATGTAATTTCATCCTTCTATCGTACTTGTATCTACTGAACCTATCAGAAATATTCGTATACAAACCAGTTGTAATTTCTATTGTTTCTCCTGACATTTTTTTTACCAAACCATTATCTATACCTGTGAGACCAACATCACAAAGTGTGGATGCTGAAGGACATAAATTTGGGTCAATATCTAATGGGTTCCAATAATTTTCTGAAACAATTGTATCACTACTAAAATTACAATCGTTATTCTGACATATTGTTGTTGCTGACGAATTGAAATCAAATCTAAAGGGCATCCTATTTCCATCATCTTCTCCTATCAGTAATGGGGAAAAAACTACCTCTTGGTCATAATCCCTCTCATCGCTGGCAAGACATAAGTCTGTAATCTCATTGAAGGGGATAAGTCTCCATTTTCTAAAATTGTATTGATTAATATTCTGATAAGACATAAACTAATGATAAATACATTACCAACGAGTATTTATAGAATAAAACTCAAAAGATGATTACAGAAGGTTTGGAATATTATTCATCCCCGTACTATTTCTTCTTGAAAAACAAGGGAAAAGATTATTCATTATACATGGCTGTAGAAAATACTATTTCTGAGGCAAAAAATAATGATGTAATGGTAAAGGTACCTAAAGACAAGGTCGAGGTGGTTAAAAGATATATCAATAAAATAACTAAGAAAAAAACACCTAAGAAAACATCTGACGTAAAAAAAGAAATCGAAGAGTTAGTGGATTCGGATGGTGTGATGTCTCTTTCAAAAATTCCAATTTTAGACCCAGCATTACACCCTAAAAAAACAATGGACCAAACCGTCGCAGCCGCAAGAATTACAAATGACCCAATTGCACGTGGATACAGAACATACTATGGTGAATCTGTTGAGGAGGTTGAAGAAGTTGATTTATCTAAGGCCTTTGGATATGAAGAAACATCTGGTAAAACTCCTGAAGATACAATCAAAATTCTGAAGGACATGGGAGTTGATAATGCAAAAGAAAGAGCAAACGAGTTTGGTAAAACCGTAAAAATAAATAAAGGAAAAAAACCTGGTAGTAAAATGAGAATCAGGTTGGTGGAAAAACAAAGAATTGAAGAACTGAGAAAACAAAAAGTTTTCAAAATGCTTGAAGATATTTTAATGAAATCAAAAGATTCTCATAATTCAGATTTGAATAAAAAAGAAATAGAGGCGTCTAAAATTTTAAAGAAAAATTTAAAATCCCTTAAAAAACAAGCCGAAAAAGAGGGAATATCACTTTCTTCTTTGATAAAACTTTTGAAAAGTGAATAAGAATTTATACGATAAAGAAATTGAATTTCCAGAACATTTGAGGAAGCATTTGAAAATTTGTTTCTACAAGGTAAAGGATTTCAACGAAAATGATGAGGGATATAAAAGAAATAAAGAACTTCAGAACAAAAATTATATTACCTACAAACAACTTAAAAGAATTAAAAACTTTTTTGACAATTTCAAAGGTTCACAAAAAGAGCCTTCATTTGTGTTGAATGGTGGTTTCCCTATGAAAAATTGGGTAAATTATGAGTTAGATTTTATGAGAAGAAACCCCGAAGCCGTGAAGAAAAACAAAATGGAGACGGGAATGCAAAATCAATTTATAAAACCACACGAGAAAAAGGATTTCACAAATGTTAGACCATCTCAGAAACATTTATCCACAAGAGAAAAATATGATGTGGCTGTGACTGAAAGTTTAAAAAAAATAAACGATTTAATTTCAAAAATTTAATTTTATGGCAAACGACCTTCCTATTGATTTATCTCAAGACGTTCCTAATCAACTAACAGCAATTGCTGAGTTAGAGAGAGCAAAACTTATACCTAAAAACGATTACAACGCAGTTGGTAATCCATACTCCGCAACTAACCAAGACGCCTTAGCCGATGGTGATAGATTGGGTAGAGGAACTGGTATATTTTTGGACGTTTATAATCCTGCTGCCGGAACTATAGATGATGTAGTTGAACGCAGAAACGGTATAAGGACTAACAGATATAATTCATCAAACCAATATCCTAACTTTCAGATATGAAACTGACAGAGGTTTTTAAATCTTTGGTTGTCGAAATAGCTTCAAGGGAGGAAATCTGTAATGCTATTGACGATAAAAAGGTTATTTCTATTTTCTATGATGGAGATGAACCTAAGGGAAGAGGATTGAGAACTATCGAACCAGTGTGTTTGTTCATACATAAAGATAGTGGTAATACCGTTCTAACTGGCTGGGAAAGAGAAGGTGCTTCACATAAAGTTGCGGTAGGTGATGGGGTATTACCGGGATGGAGATTATTTAGAACTGATAAAATTTTATCTTGGAACCCAACAGGTGAAAATTTTTCAGAAATGAAAGCCGGATTTAATCCCAATGGTGATAAAAGGGCTTCAGAAATAAAATGTATAAGTAAATTTTGATTATGGACGATTTGATGCAAAAACTGATGAAATCTAAAGCGATAATGGATGCAACTAATAATGTGTCAAGAAATAAAAATTCTGGTTTGCCACCCTCAGAAATGTTAGAAAATTTTGATGCACCTCCCGCAAAATACAACATCCCAGCAGAATTCTTGCAGGAACAGCCTTCCTCCGCACCACTTCTCAGTTCAGTACCAAGAGAAAATACAAAACCTGTAGGAGTTCCTACAATTGATGCAATAAAAAATTCAAAGTTACCAGACGAGATTAAAAGATTGATGATTGAACATCCTATTGCACAACCACAACAACCTCAAATGAGCATTTCTAACGAGTTGATTGAAAAAGCATCACGGTTGATGAAAAAACAAGATAGCAATTACATTCCTGAAAGTGCCAAAGAAAAGGTATCTCCACCTCAAACATCATCAATCGACTACGACTTGATTCAAGAAATGATTGAAGAAGCGGTCAACAAGGCTCTTAGAAAAAATAATTTGTTGATTGAATCCACAGAAAAAACCAACGAACAATTCAGTTTCAGAGTTGGTAAACATGTTTTTGAAGGTAAAGTTACAAAAGTTAAAAAAATAGTTTAACAACTTTTCTTATTTGACTTAAAGTGTTATATTTCTCCAATATACTAAAACTTTATGTCAAAAATCAATGTACTTGTTATTCCTTCTGACCGCACAGGGGTTGGTAAATTTAGGTCTGTAGACCCTCATATTTTTTTACAAAATCTTTATCCTGATGATTTTCATGTGGATATAATTTACGATGTACCCATAGAGGACATAGAATTTTTCAAAAAATACCAAATCGTAGCATTTCATAGAAGTTTGAACCCTGACTTCGAGAAATCAAATGACATGTTAAAAAAACTACAGTCTACAGATGTTATCACAATTGATGACATCGATGATTATTGGATGCCCGGTAAAGAACATCCAATCCACGATATCATTAGATTCAATAAAATAAATGAGAAGATTGTTGCTAATTTGAAAGAAGCTAAGTACGTTACAACCACTACTTCGTTGTTTGCAGATGAAATTAAAAAGACAAATAAAAACGTGGTTGTTTTTCCTAACGCAATAAATCCCGATGAGTCACAATTCAAAGAAAAAAACACCGAGTCTGATAGATTACGAATAGGTTGGTTGGGAGGCTCCTCACATTTACATGACATCCAATTATTAGATGGTTCATTCAGTAAGCTAACTTCTTTATCTAAAAATTTACAATTTGTGCTTTGTGGATTTGATACTAGGGGAACTATTACCGAAATCAATCCTCAAAATGGTGAACATAAAAAAAGAAACATACTACCTCACGAGACAGTGTGGGCCAATTATGAAAAAATTTTCACTCAAGATTATTCAATAGTTTCAGAATCATATAAAAAATATTTATTGGACTTTTCACAAGTTGAATATGTTGATGAATTGAGTGAATCCTATGTTCGTGTTTGGACCAAACCTGTTCAATCCTACGCAAAAAACTATTCAAAATTTGACGTATCTTTGGCACCAATCAAAAATACAATGTTCAACAGAATGAAATCCCAATTGAAAGTAATTGAAGCCGGATTTTATAAAAAAGCTATAATCGCCTCTAATTTAGGACCATATACAATTGATTTGGTACATTCACTTCAAAATGGTAATTTTGTTGATGGTAATGCACTCCTTGTGGATGAAAACAGAAATCACTCAGATTGGGCTAAGTATATTGAAAAACTTCAAAAAAATCCCAATTGGGTTAAAGATTTGGGAGAAAGACTTTATGAATCAGTAAAAGATAAATACGATTTGAGAGTCGTTACAAAACAAAGAGCAGAATTTTATAAATCACTTGTATGATAAACATTCCTATTGACAAATTATTATTTTTAGACATTGAAACTGTTGGTGTTGAAAAAGATTGGGATTCATTAAAGAAAAATAATGAGCCTCTCTCTTTTCAATTTGAAAACTATTTTGATTGGTTTCAAAAAAGATTTCCTGAGGATGCAAACAAACCAATATCAGAAATGTTTGTCAATAAGTCTGCTCTTGTACCAGAATTCAATCGAATTGTTTGTGTAAGTGTTGCCTTTATAAACAAAAAAGGAGAAGTAAAAATTGAATCTCATAATGATGTAGACGAAAAAAAGTTATTATTAGATGTTCAGAAAATTCTACACAAGGTGGGTGAACTCGGATTCTATCTGTGTGGACATAATGTAAAAGGTTTTGATATTCCTGTGTTGGCAAAAAGAATGATAATAAATGGAATTTTACCTCCTAAAATTTTGCCAGGTCACGATACTAAACCTTGGGAAATAAAAGCCCTCGACACTAAAGAAGTATGGCAATACGGAGGTTACGGTTCTATTGCATCTTTGGAGTTGATGTGTGTTTGTTTAGGGGTACCTTCACCTAAAACTATGGAGGTTACAGGAAATAAAGTTCATGACGCATTTTGGACAAAAAAAGATTACGAAGGTATCAAGAATTACTGTGAAGCAGATGTCCTATCTTTGATAAATGTTATTAAAAAATTAAATCAATTAAAATGAGTGAAAATAATAAGGAGTTTGAGGAACTTTTACAATTATTAGAAAAACTAACATCAGAAGCAAATTCAAAAGGGTTGGATGTTGATTCCGAAGATGAATTAGATTCTTTGGTTTCTATGTCATTTGATGACCTCAGTCAGGAATTTATTAAAGAATCAAAAACAACACATCTGAAAGTAAAAAAACTAAATGATGACGCGACTCTACCTTCATATAATTACCCATCGGACTCAGGGTTTGATTTATACTCAACAATAGAAGTTGAAATACCCGCATTTGGTAGGGCTTTAATTCCGACAGGATTGAGTTTTCAGTTTCCCGAAGGATATGAAATTCAAATTAGGACAAAAAGTGGATTGGCAATCAATCAAGGTATTATGGTTTTGAATTCACCGGGTACAGTAGACCAAGGTTATTCAGGAGAAATAAAGGTTCCCATTTTTAATACAAACAATTCCCCTTTCACAATAAATAAAAATATGAAAGTTGCTCAGGGTGTCTTATGTCCTGTGGTAAACGGTAACTTTGTGAAAATTGAAGAAGTTGAAAGTTTTGACCAAACAGACCGTGGTGACAATGGGTTTGGAAGTACAGGTATTTAAAAACTTTTTTTATGGGAAAATATTATGAAAATTTGGACACACTCGTAGAGCTAATAAAAAAATTAGATAAAAAACACGTTCTTGCCGAGTTCATTATAGATTGTATATCGTTAGCAAAAAAAGAACCGACCAAGACCGCACACGAAATAATTAAAGAATCTAAGAAAAAAAGATTAGAATAATGATTACAATAGGATATTCAACCCGAGAATCAAATTCCAAGCTAAAAGAATATTTTATAAAAAGCTCTGGTTTTAAAAAAAATCTTGTTATAGAAAAAGTAAATAACGGAGAAAAATCTCTATCAGAAATATATAATGAGATTATAAATGAAGCGACTACGGATATTGTCGTTCTATGCCACGACGATATAACCTTTGATACCTCCGCTTGGTATCCAAAACTATTGGAACATTTTAATAATTCAGAGTTTGGTATTTTAGGTGTTGCGGGTACAACTCATATGCCTGAGAGTGGACAATGGTGGGAAAATCGTAGGAAGATGTATGGGATAGTAAACCACCAACAAGGTACAAAAAAATGGGAATCTAAGTACTCAGAACCCATCGGTAAAGATATTAAACCCGTAGTTGTTGTTGATGGATTATTTATAGCAATTCACAAAAAAAGAATAAAGAAAAATTTCAACGAAGAATTCAAAGGATTCCATTTCTACGACATTCCATTTTGTTTCGAAAACTATTTGGAAGGTGTTAAAGTTGGTGTAATAACTAACATAAGGATTACTCACCAATCTATTGGTATGACCAACGAACAATGGGAATCAAATCGACAATTGTTTGTGCAAAAGTATTCTTCTAAACTACCACAAAAAATACAATTCGACAAAGATAAGGATAAAATAAATGTTTTACTTACTTGTCTAAATTTCAAGACTTTCACTGGTTCTGAATTGTATGTCTATGAATTAGCTAGAGGTCTAAAGAAACTAAATTGTGACGTAACTGTAATGTCACAAATTGGTGGTCCACTTACAGATTTAGCTAAGAAAAATGGGATAAAATGTTTGTCCTTTGAACAAGCTCCAGGTTTCAAATTGGGAGACGGTAAATGGGGATTCGATGATGGTAATGGGTACAAAGTTTCACAAGTGAACATGATGTACAGGGTGTCCGAAGTGAATTTTGATATAATTCACATTCAACACAAACCTGTAGCTGAAAGAATATTAAACTTTTATCCTGAAATTGATAAAATTTGTACAATTCATTCTGAAGTAATAGAACTGGAAAACCCTGTAATACACCCCTCCATAAAAAAATATATCGCAATAAGACCTGAAATAAAAGAAAATCTAATATCCGAATTCCAAATACCAGAAAATGATATCGAAATAATTTACAATCCGATTGATGAATCAAAGTTTGTTAAATCTGATTTGAATGAGTCGGGATATGTTTTGTTTGTTGGAACCTTAGATTATCTAAGGAGAGAAACTTTAATGGACCTAATTGAATATACTCAATCAATAAATAAAGAATTATGGGTTGTCGGAGAAAACAGGGGTAATTTTTTAGATGCAATACTCAGAGAACATAACGTAAAATATTTTCCTTCTACATGGAACGTTGAAAAATATTTGAAGGGTTGTTCCGAAACCGCAGGAATACAACTTGGAAGAACAACCATAGAGGGTTGGCTTTCGGGAAAACCAGGGTGGATTTATAAAGTTGATTCTTTGGGAGTAATTACATCTAAAGAAAAATTTGACCCTCCGACAGACCTTGAAAAATACTATAGTTCAAATGTGGCTAACGAAATAAAAAATATGTATATAAAGATTTTATCATGACAATTTTAACCGCGTCATATAATTGTGAAAATTATATCGAAAAATGTATATTCAGTTTAATGAGTCAAAGGTTCAGGGATTTCACTTGTTACATTACCGACGATATGTCTACAGATAATACACGGGAATATATAAAAAGGGCTATCGAAAAAGATAATAGATTCATTTTGATTGAAAATCAGGAGAAACATTACCCACCCGGAAATTACAATCAGATAATAAATGGATTAAATTTACCTGATGAAGAGATATGTGTCGAGGTGAATGGTGATGATTGGTTAGCCAACCCAAATGTATTAGGAAAAATTGATGAAGTTTATAAAGATGAAGACGTCTGGATTACCAGTGGTTCTTTTAAATATCATGACGGTCGTCAAGGGTTTAATAGACCATTACAGACAACAGAAAATCTCCGCAAGCAAGCATTCACATTATCCCATTTACGTACTTGGAAATCTTGGTTATGGAAAAAAATTAAAGACGAAGACCTCAGAGACCCAAATGGAGTATATTGGCCTGTTGCTGGAGATGTTGCATTTATTTGGCCTATGGTTGAAATGGCTGGTCTCAAACATTTTAGGTACATATCAGATATCCTTTACATTTATAATGAAGGGAACCCAATCAACGACCACAAAGTAAATTTCTCTAAAGTTATAGAAAATCATAATTTATTAAAAAATAAACAACCATATAAAGAATTATAAAAATGAGCTTACATCAAAGAATTTTAGAACTGCACAAAGAAAGACCAATCAAAAAAATACTCCATTTGGGTGCACATTTGGGAAATGAAATTGAATTTTATTTAAAATTGAATCCTGACTTGATTTACTGGTTCGAAGCCAATCCTGAATTGATTGAAGGTTTGGAAAAAAATGTTCTTAAACATTCTCACATTTCACAAAAAATTTTCCAAGTTGCAGTATCTAACGAAAACAAAGAGTTGGATTTCAACCTGATTTATAGTAATGATATGAGTAACACAGGTTGTTCTTCTTTGTTAGAACTAAAAGAACATTCCAAACAATATCCCCACATAAAAAAAATAAAGTCGGTAAAGGTACAATCCGTGAATATAGATGATTTTCTCAAAAAAAATAACCTTGAGACAGAATTTGATTATGTGAATATGGATATTCAAGGTTCTGAATTTGATGTTTTGAATTCAAGTGAAATTTTATTTCAGCCCACTGACTTCAGAATTATACAATTAGAAACTTGTCAAATTGAAATGTATGCAGGACAAAAATTAGAGAAGGACATTGTAGACTTCATGCAATCAAAAAGATATAAAAAAATATATTATCATCCATGGGCACATAATTGGGGGGATACTTTATTTTTAAATGATAAAAATTAAATTTATTTTACTCTATGGGAAATAAAATTACTTGTCATTTCATGGGTGGTTTAGGAAATCAATTGTTTCAAGCATCTCATGCATTAGCACAAGGGTGGAAACATAATAGAGAGGTTGAATTTCTCCCTTATTCCAACACACCTGGTCAAGGAAGACCTGTACATAATTACACCAACAATGTTTTCCGAAATTTGAAATTCGTGGACAAAATGGAACACTACACAACAGTCCATGAAGGTCCCTTTGAATACAGCGAAATCAACCCGTTACAAGGAAATACATCCTTTTATGGATACTTTCAAAGCACCAAAAATTGGTTTGGTCTCGATGATAAAATAAGAGAAACATTTCAACCCTCATTGAATGTTGTTCAGGAACTAAGAGAAAAATATCCTCAACTGAACCAACCAAAAACCCTGTCTATTCACATCAGAAGGGGTGAATATTTACAATTTCCTGACATTCATCCAACCATATCAATAGAATATATTTCTGAAGCATTAAAATTGATTGGGGAATATTCCACAGTATTTCTTTTTACTGAGGATGAATCAAGGTGGCCTGGTAGTAGAGATTTCGTTATGAATAATTTTTCTTTTCCTAACGTTGTTTTTCCAAAAGAAAATGAAGATTGGAAAGAAATGTATCTTATGGGGCTTTGTGAAAATCATATAATTCCAAATTCTACTTTTTCGTGGTGGGCAACTTTTTTAAACAAAAACAAAAATAAAAAAATTATTGCCCCGTCTACTTGGTTCGGACCTAAAGGACCGAATGCCAAAGATATTTTCGAGTCTAATTGGACCTTAGTTCCGACGGAATGGACCCAAGGAGGACTTATTAAACCAATATAAAAAAAATAACAATATGAGTTTCGGACACAGTTTGCACGTTCAAGGAATCAAAAGTTTCATAACTTCAAAAAAATACAACTTAGTTGGCGACGTTTTGGAATTTGGAACATTCACCGGAGGAAGTACCAAAGAACTTGCAAGTTCATTTCCTGATAAAAAAGTTTTCACGATAGACCATTTTATGGGGTTGGAGGAAACTAAAAAAGGTATACCCCAAACAAGCGATTGGGTAAAAGGGGCATTTTCAATTTACAACCCTCTTTATAAAGATATTCCGAATGTACCCAAATCAATCGAAGAATTACAACAAAGATTTGTACCATACCCAAATATTCAAATGATTATAGAAGATGTTCACAAATTAAACGAACCATCCTTCTATGGTATTTCAAAAGTAGCAGTTTGTAATATTGACGTGGACATTTATGAACCGACTGTATCGTCCTTAGATTTTTTGAGCAAATGTATATGGGATGAAATTTTTATTAGATTTGATGATTGGCATGGCGGGGAATCATACTTTGACAACCATGAAAGATTAGCCTTCAGAGAATGGGTTGAAAAAAATAATTATAAATTTGAAATCACTCACGGTGGATTGTGTGGTGGGGTTTTCGTAAAAAGATAAGATATGGTAAACACAAACCCCAATTTTAATTCTTGTACCATACCCACATTGTTGGAGATGAATAAAAAATATAATTTAGTTGGTGATGTATTAGAATTTGGAACATGTACTTGTCAAAGTGCCATTGAGCTTGCAAATTTATTCCCTGATAAAACAATTTTTACTGTTGACCATTTTGAAGGACTAGAAAAATCTAAAAAACCACTTCCTCGCACAAGTGATTGGAGAGAAGGTTCTTTTGCTTTAGGTGCTTGGAACGCAAAACATATAGTATTTCCCAAAACAATCGAAGAGGCCAAACAAAAGTTATCTGTAAAATCAAATATAAAGTTGGTTCTTTCAGATATACACAAACTTACTGAACCTAAAGATTATAATATAAATGAAATTGCTATTTGTAATGTTGATGTTGACATATATGAACCAACAGTTTCTTCATTAGAATTCTTGACAAAATGCAAATGGTCCGAAATCTTCATAAGATTTGATGATTGGCACGGAGGGGAAGAAGAATATAATCACCATGAAAGATTAGCTTTCACTGAGTGGATTACAAAATACAAATACCACCACGAAGTTGTTCATGGTGGTGTATATGGAGGTGTAATTATAAAAAGATAATATATGGAAAAAGTAACAATTAGAAAGGTATCAGACTGGTGGGGTGAATACGATTGTTCATCAAACCGCAACATGCCAAAATATTTACGTTGGCTATCAAGAGAGACACAAGACCCATACACGGTCAGTGTATATGTAGACAATTACATAAAGGATTGGGGTTTTAATGACCCATCACGGGAAAAAATTGGATGGTTACTCGAGTCACCTCAAATGAATGAACATACCATCAAAGTCCTCGTAAATGATTTGGAGAAGACTCGGGAACATTACAAATGGATTTTCACTTGTATGGATAGTTTGTTGGAACTAGGTGCACCGTTTGTTTATAACATTTCGAATGCCGCTCCTTGGATATATCCACAAAATAGAGCAATCCACCCCAAAACAAAATTGGTCTCTATGATTGCATCTAACAAAGGATGGTTGAGAGGTCATCAAAATAGATTACAATGGGTTGAAAGACTTAAAGATAAAGTTGACTTGTTCGGTACGGGTAGACCAAACCAACTCAAAGATAAAGAAGACGGATTGAAAGATTATATGTTCTCGGTTGCTATTGAAAATGATAACTCCGACACGTATTTTACTGAAAAACTTACTGATTGTTTTGCGATGGGTACTATTCCAGTTTATTATGGTTCAAGGAAAGTTGTTGACAAATATTTTGACCCAACTGGTGTAATCTTTTTGGAAGACGACCCAGACTTATCAAGCTTGACCACAGAAAAATATCAATCTATGATGCCGGCAATTGAAAGAAATTTCAGAAAAGCTAATGAACTTCCAGTTGCGGAAGATTATATGTGGGAAAATTATCTAAAAAATTTATTCTAATATGAAATATTTGGTATTGGGTTCTGCGGGCCAAATAGGTGCAGAACTTTGTAAATTCTTGAAAAATAATGGAAATGAAGTAATAGAATTCGATATTGTGAACTCCACAGAAGAAGATTTACGAATTCCTGATGTGTTGGATTCTATAATCCCCAAAGTCGATTTTGTTATGTTCTTAGCATTTGACGTCGGAGGTTCTAGATACCTCAAAAAATACCAACACACTTATGAGTTTATTGAAAATAATACAAAACTAACTCTATACACATTTCAAACTTTGAAAAAATATAACAAGCCATTCATCTTTGCATCTTCACAGATGGCCAATATGTCATATTCCCCTTATGGAATTACAAAGTCTCTCGGTGAAACATTTGCAAAAATTCTCGGTGGTTTAACTGTCAAATTTTGGAACGTGTATGGTCCTGAACATGATTTGGAAAAGTCACACGTAATTACTGATTTTATCATCAAAGCCAAGCAAGGAAACATTACTATGATGACTAATGGAACGGAACAACGACAATTTCTACATGCTGAAGATTGTTCAAATGCTTTGTATATCCTTTCTCAAAAATATAATGAAATTGACAGAACTCAGAATTTACACATTACAAATTTTGAGTGGAATTCAATTTTGGAAGTTGCTGAAATTATATCAGAATACATCCCTTGTAATGTCTCACCATCTAACGAAATCGATACTGTTCAGTTAGACAAAAGAAATGAACCCGACCCTTATATATTAAATTTTTGGAACCCAAAAATTAGTCTCAGAGAGGGTATAAAAAAAATTATAAATGAAATGTAAATGTTACATAATATTGTAAGACAGAAACTCTCAGAAATTTCGAACTTAGTTTTGTTCGACATAGGTGCTTGTGATTTCAGCGAAGGAATAGGTTTCAAGAGAACTTTTCCAAATTCAGATGTTTATTCAATCGAAGCTGACAAAATAAACTACGAAAGACATTATCGCGTTGCAAATAAGTTTGGGGTAAAAACATTCAATGTCGCATTTTCAGATGAAAACGGAACCGCAACATTCTACCCAAGTATTTTTGAAACTAAAAAAAATATTGATTGGAGATATGCTGGTTCAATCGTAAAACCACTATTAAAAGAAAACACAAATGAAGCTCTCAATCATACTGTGACATATGATATAAACGGATATGAGGTAGAAACTATCAGACTTGACACTTTCTGTATGAAAAATAATATACCAAAAATTGATTATATTCATATAGATGTCGAAGGTGCTGAGGATAAAGTTTTATCTTCTATGGGAAGATTCAAACCCTACTTTATTTACGCAGAAACAGCACATTTAGATGTAAAAAGCTATGAAAATAAATTGAATCTCAAAGAATTTGATATGTTGATGGAACAATTAGGGTACAAGATTTATCAAAGATTCGAATCTGATACATTATACAATAAAATCTAATTTATGAAACAAAAAAAAGTAGTAGTGTTAGGAGGTGGTGGATTTATCGGTGGTCATTTGGCCAAACGATTAAAAAACGAAGGAGCACATGTAAGAATCTGTGATATCAAAAAACATGAATATTTCTTCCAAAACGAAATTTGTCATGAATTTATCTTAGGGGATTTAACAGACCCTAAGGTTGTTGACCTCGTTATAGAAGAGGGAGTTGATGAATTATATCAATTAGCCGCAGATATGGGCGGTGCACTATACATTTTTACAGGTGAGAACGATGCAAATTTGATGCATAATTCATCTTTGATAAATTTGAATGTTGCTAGTGAATGTGTAAAAAAGAAAGTAAAAAAAGTTTTTTATTCCTCGTCAGCTTGTATGTATCCTGAACATAACCAATTGGATGCAAGTAACCCAAACTGTGAAGAAAGTTCGGCTTATCCAGCAAATCCCGATTCTGAATATGGGTGGGAAAAACTATTTTCAGAAAGAATTTATTTGGCCTACCATAGAAACTATGGATTGGATGTACGTATTGCCCGATTCCATAATATATTTGGACCCCAAGGAACTTGGCAGGGGGGACGTGAAAAATCACCAGCGGCTATGTGTAGAAAAGCAGCAGAATTGCCCGATGGTGGCGAATTAGAAGTTTGGGGTAACGGACAACAGACAAGGTCATTCCTCTATGTTGATGAATGTATTGAAGCCGTTCTCAGACTAATGTATTCGAAATTTACAGGACCTGTAAACATAGGTAGTGAAGAAATGGTGACAATCAATCAATTAGCACAAATGGCTATTGAATTTTCAGGAAAAAATATTAAAATAAAAAATATAGAAGGTGAAGAATTCTTCAAAAAGTATGGTTTCAAATGTCCTTTAGGTGTTAAAGGTAGAAACTCAGATAATAAACTCTTTAGAGAAAAAATTGGATGGGAGGTCAGTCAACCTCTATCATTAGGTCTAAGAAAAACCTTCAATTGGATAAAATCACAAATTGACACAAAAGAAAAAGAAACTCCATGGATTTATGAAAGTCCCGATGGTGGAAAAACGGTCTATAAACGAGAACCCTCTAAAACAAAAAAAATCAAAGTTAAATGAGTAGAACAAAAAAAAATCCAGCTCCTACCCCAACTTTAGAAAATTCAAATTTCAAAACAAAAAAAGAACTTATAACGTCAATTCTAAAAAAGAAAACAAAACAAAAATTTTTATCCGAAAGTCAAAAAGAATACTACGAAAAATTATCCAATAACCAGATTACAATTTGTTCAGGACCAGCTGGTGTTGGTAAGAGTTATATTGCAATGAAATGTGCGGTAGACTTATTATTTGACCCTGAAACCCCTTTTGAGAAGATTATAATTGTAAGACCAGCGGTTGAGGCGGAAGAAAAATTAGGTAGTCTTCCAGGTGGTGTAGAAGAAAAACTTGACCCCTATATATTCCCATCATATTATCTTTTAAATAAAATCATCGGAAAAGACATACGTGAAAAATTAAAAGAGATTGAAGCAATTGAAGTTTTTGCTCTTGCCTACATGAGAGGTATGAATATTGACAATTCAATTTTAATTTTTGAAGAATCTCAAAACTCGACCCCAAGTCAAATGAAACTTCTTTTAACTCGAATTGGCTTTAATTCTAAATTTTTCATATCAGGAGATTTGGAACAATTTGACAGACATAAAGATAAAACTCAGACAGGGTTATGGGATGCTATGAAAAAATTCAGAGATTTCAATGATGTCGGAATTCATGAATTCAAGGATACTGATGTTGTAAGAAATCCTTTGATAACACAAATATTGAAAAGATACGAAGAATGAAAATTGGAATCGAAATAAATGGTGTTTTGCGAAATACTCTTGGAAAAATCCAACAAGAATACGAGAAGTGGTATATTGACAACCCTTTTAAGGAGGAATCGGAGTTCGAGTATAAAGTGAAATCAGATATAACAACCTTGAATATTTTGGAACATCTTGCCTTTAAGGACAACGATGAACTTTATAATTTTTTATATCAAGAACACACCATGGAAATTTTTGGTCATGCAGGTTCAGTAGAACCAAATGGACTTTTGGACTTAAATAGTATATATTTAGACTTACGGGATAAACACGAATTTATTATTGTTTCAGACGAGATTGGTAAATCAAAACCCGCATCTCTTTTTTTTATATCTAAATTTGGAAGTTTAATTGAACACGTGTTGTTTTATAGTGAAATCACGATGGATAATTTATGGTCAAACGTAGACATACTTGTAACAGCTAATCCTAAATTATTGTTGAATCATCCTCAAAACAAAACTTTAATAAAATATGAAACTTCTTATAATTCAGATACACAGATAATTCATCAAATAAAATCTATAAAAGACCTAAAAAATAAATTACAAGAAATATGTTAAAAGTACTAAACGAGAATTACTTTGTTGACTTAGATGAGTTAGAAAAATATTTGGACATCTCAGAAGTTAGTTCAGAATCATCTAGTGGATTCACAGAAATGAAAGTCAACATCGTAAAATTTGAAATTGTCAAAATGCTGATGGAAGTGGTTTTGTCAGAAAACGAAGAGATGGACGATAAATTAGGTTTGAAAAGTACAAACAACCTTAGTGTTCCTTTTAAGTTAGCCTTTAACAGTCTATTAAATAAAAAGTTAATCAATCATTACTAATATGGAAAATATTTCTAAAGACAAGGTTTTAGCCTCGATAACAAATCTTAGAGAAAAAAAATCAAAAATTTATTTCTTTGTACAAGATACAAAAGGAAATGCAAGAGCATCTGTTAGATATATCTATCAGATTGCAATGGAATTAAAAAATTCGAATTTCAACCCTGTAATTTTACACGAAAAAAATGATTACATGGGTGTTGATAAGTGGTTAGAGTCTGAATTTATGACAATCCCACATCAATCAATTGAAAATCAAAACCTTCAAATCGCACCTGAGGATTTTTTGGTGATTCCTGAACTCTTCGGATTTGTGATGGAACAAGTAAAAAATCTACCTTGTGCTAAAATTGTTCTTACTCAATCATATGCGTATATGCTTGAAACATTACAACCTGGACAATCTTGGGCTCAACACGGTGTTTACAAATGTATAACAACCTGTCAGACTCAAAAAGAGTATATTGAAAAAGTTATGAGACAGGCATCAGTAGATATTTTAGAACCTGTAATATCTGAGTCATTCACAAAAAAAGGGATTCCCCCGATGCCAATTATTGGTGTACATACTCGTGAACAAGAGGATGCTATTTCTATCATCAAAACTTTTTATTTAAGATTTCCTCAATACAGATGGTTCACATTCAGAGACCTAAGAGGTTTGAGTGAAAAAGAATTTGCGAAAACACTAAAAGATTGTTTTCTTAGTGTGTGGGTCGATACTAAAAGTGGTTTTGGTACTTTTCCATTAGAAAGTATGGCTTGTGGTGTACCTGTATTAGGTAAAATACCTGATTTACAACCTTCTTGGATGACTCAAGAAAACGGGGTTTGGATTACGGATTTGACATTGATAACTGATTTTATTGCAGACTTCGTTCAGAATTGGTTAGAAGACAACATCAAACCTGAGCTTTACGAAAACATGGATAAAACTGTTGAACAATTCAAAAGCAAACAAAAATTTACAACTGACGTAATAAACCTTTTTGAAAGTTACTTGACCACAAGGGCAAATCAATTAGAAGAACAAATTTCAAAACTTTAATATATGAGCAACAAAATATCTGTATCTGTAATTTTACCAATCAAATCAGCCAAAGCTAAAGATTTTGACGAATATTTTGGTAAAGCAATAACATCACTCAAAAATCAAAAAACTGAAATCGAAGAATTAGTAATTGTTCACACAGCTGAAGAACAATTAGTCACATTACTTAAATCCTACGATTTTGGAAATTTAAATGTTAAACTTTTACTTTGGGAGGAAACACCAAATTTTGCTTCACAATTAAATCACGGTATAAAGAACAGTAGTGGTAAATGGATTTCTATTTTCGAATTTGATGATGAGTATTCAAATATTTGGTTTGATAACGTAAGAAAATATATTGATTCGTTCCCTGAAGTGCAAGTATTTTTACCTGTAGTGGTTGAAACTGACGAAAAAGGTGTTTTCGCAGGTTTTACAAATGAGGCAACTTTTGCCGCCAATTTCACTCAAGAAATCGGATTTCTAACTAACGATACTCTACAAGAATATCAAAACTTCCAAACCTCAGGTGGTGTTATTAAAAAACAAATTTTAGAAGACTTTGGTTATATGAAACCGTCTATGAAACTGACATTCGTCTACGAATTTCTACTAAGACTAACCTATAACTCAGCAGTGATAATGACTGTACCTAGATTGGGTTACAAACATACAAACTTGAGGGAGGGTTCTTTGTTTTGGAATTACAAATTTGGTGAAGATAAAATGTTAGAAGACGAGGTAAGATTTTGGATAAAAACGGCTAAACAAGAGTATTTTTTTGTTGATGATAGAGCCATAAAATATCAACCAACAAGTGAATAATGTCCGAAACCATTTCAGGTAAGACAGAGGATGTTTCGTTAAAAAGAAGAGGTAGAAAAGCAGTAAAGGAAAATTATTTTGATGTTCGAGAAGAAACCGCAGTTAGAAAATTTTTGATTGCAGAATCCTCCGAAGAAAAAAATAAAATTTATAATGAATTTCTAAGAGCTCCTTTAGATAAGATGATTTCTTCTATTATTAGAAGATATAAACTTTATCGAAAAGATATGGATTTTGAAGAAATCCATGTTGATACTCATTCTTTTTTGATGACGAAGGTTGATAAATTCAAACCTTCAAAAAATAAAAAAGCTTACTCGTATTTTGGTACTATTTGTAAGAACTATTTGATGGGTCAAATAATAAAAGACCAAAAAGAAACAAATAGAAAAATATCTTATGAGGACATATCTTCAACAATAGAAGAACGTCCTGATATGATTTACAGAATAGATGAAGACCATTTGGACACAAACCTTGTTATATCGACTTATTTGGAAAAATTAAAAGAATATGTTGATTGTGAGGTTTTGTCGGACAATGAAAAAAAATTAGGATATGCCCTGATTGACTTATTTTATAATTACGAGACAATTTTCACAGGAAGAGAAAATAACAAATTTAATAAAAATATTATTTTACTCTCTCTCAGGGAAATGACTAACCTTAGTACAAAAGAAATAAGGGGCTCAATTAAAAAATTCAAAAAATTATATATCTCCATTCAAACTAAAATGAAAAACGATTAAAAAGTATTTATTATTATGCCAAGGCCGCAAAAAAAAGAAATAAATTTTACTAAAGATTCAATTTTAGCTTTAATGCAAGAAATCTACAATGAACTTGTGGAACAGAGAAACACTGCAATAAGAATTCAGAATAAAATGTTGACGATGTTAAAGGACCCCGAAGACATGACCACAATAGGACCCGTAATCGAAAAACAACAGAAGATTGTGAATGATTGTGTTGAGAAAAAATTGAGTCTTTCTAAACTTCAATCTACCATTTGGGAAAAATCGAACACATCTAACGAATCATTCAAATTGACTGATTTAGATTTGGATGATGAAATGATACAAAATTTAATCGAAAAAGATGTTTCCAGTGATGATGGCATTTATAAAATGTAAATCGGATGGCAGAATTAGGAAATTTAGACCTTTCAAATTCCACAAAAGAGGCTGGTGAAGAGATAAGTGCAGTAAATGCGTTTATCCAAAGTTTACGTGCAAACAAAGATTTAGAAAAAAGTCAAACAAACCCGATAACCCAATCGTTAAATCAGACTACTACCCAACTAAATAAAATCAACAAACAACAGAAGAGGTTCCTGAGAAAGGTCCCAACTTCTATGAGTGCTTTGAATGATTTGATAGGGTTGACAAGGGGTACCGGAGGTCCAAGTAAAAAGGCCATTAGAAATTTAATACTTAGGTCAGCAGTTCAATCTGAATCTGAAGTAAAAAAAATCATAGCGGAAGAAGCACTTAAATCGTTAGGTTGTTCTCAAGAACAAATTTACAAAGCAAATACTCCAATAAGTGCCCAAAATATAGATTTATTACCCGCTAATTCAACAATTTTCATACCAGTTCAGTCTTTGGATGCAATTACCTTGGCAAACGGTATGTTAAAACAAAACATCGACCAACCTATCGGAAAAATTTTATACGAGAGTTATCCACCAACAGTTGCGGACAATATAATGAGACCCTATGGTGGTGTTGTACCTTTCCCTTTTAATAGAACCTTGAGTGGTTTAATGAATAATAACAACAGAAGTTTCTTTGAAGAGAATGGAAAATTCTACCAAGGAAGCAGTGGACAAAAATTGTTCAATATACAATATACAACAACAAACGAATTTGGTGTTACAGGAAATTATTATAGAGTTGCACTTGTTGACAGAGAAGGAATTGCCTCAGAAGTAAACAAAGTAGGAACATTTTTGGAAGACTATTACTCTACAATAAAACTTTTTGATACAACGGAACTTGTACCACAAGTACTGAATTTCATATCACAATTTATGAATATGAAAATTCCGGCATCATCTGGTCCAATCAATAGCCAATCTAAATTTTATACATTATTATCGAGAATTTTAGGTCTGTGCTTTGATTCCAAAGAAGAGATTGATGTAAGTGGTCTTTCCAAAGTTGCAGAACTTGATGGGGTTGATGATGAATTTTTTGAATTTACTGAGCAGGATTTAAGGCAAATAGAAAACGAAGTAAATAATGTTCAGAATGGGGTGGTGGAATTTGCAGATTGTGAAAATGTAAAATTACCTGTAGATTTCAATAATCTCACCAATCAATGTTTAGATTTTAAAAATACCGTATCAGGTCAGACATTTGAAGAACAGATTGCAACCATGGAAAATATTATAGACAGTTTGTCTGAAAATCCTGATTGGAAAATATACTTGCCTGCGAGTTTTAACGCCGAAGCAACAATCTCAGAGGGAATCATAAAAAACATGGCAATTGCTGTCGCATGTGCTGCACTTAGTCCTAAGGTTCTCTTACCAATTTTTATTTTATTGAGTGTTGTCGAAAGTGAAAAAAATTTATCGTACAATCAAGCAGTCACTCCGATAAATCAGGTGAACACCGCAGGAACAAATATTGTTACAGATTCCGTAGATTTCATAAAAAAATTCACAAGTTTTGTAATAAAAGTTGTATCTAGGATTGGTGGAATCTTTATCAAGGTTTTATTTGAAACCTTGAAAAGAGAGTTGGTAAATCTAATAAAAATTGTTGTAAATGAAATTGTTGCAAACAAATTAAAAGATTCAACCGCACAAACAAAAGCTTTGGTCCAAGCAGGAATTGATATTGCCGCTCAGATAACACAAGGAATTTTTGATTATAAAAAATGTAAGTCGCTTGTTGATGAAATAAAAAACATAATAAACATTATTAGAAAATTACCAGGAAAAAGACGTAAAATACCTTTACCACTAGCAATTTTGTCAGATTTTTTACCTGGTGAATCTGCGGAAGGTGCTTTCATAAATACGATAGGTTACCTACAAAAAATAGGATTACCTACAGATGCATTACCCGACGGTACACCAAATTTGATGCTACTTTACAACTATGCAACACACAGAGGTAGAAGACAAAATCAAATTCAACAGGGCGTAAACGACACCTACTGTTTTAACGGTTTTTGCTGGAGTGTCCCGAGATGACTATGGAACAAGTTAAAGAAGATATTACAAATGACGCCTTACGTCTGAAGGAACTGTCTAATGCTAATTTGATTGAACGTTTAGATAGTTTATCAATTGAATTTGAAAAAATAAAAAATGAAATCCTTACACTAACATATCAGTTAGACTCAGTTGAAGGTTTGTACAATAAATTTCTAAAAGAATACCAATCAAGAGGAAATGTCTAGTCAATCTATATTATATCAGGGAACTGTTTTAGACAATAAGGACCCACTCATGCTTGGTAGAATCAGGGCTAAAATCAATATTATAAATTTACCTGATACACTGAAAAGTGTGGAGGATTGGAGTAATTCTGCCGATGCTTGGACTGAAAAAGACCCACTGATTTTTACTCCTTTAATACCCTATTTTTTGTATCAAGTACCTGAGGTTGGAGAACTAATTCAGATTATGTTTATGAATTTTGATTTTAAATTTCAAAATCAATTTTACATACAAAGTAATTTTTTCTCTCCAAGCTCATCTTTCTTCACGTACAATGCTTCAGGTTCGTACAATACAGGAACAGGTTTTCAAGTTAAACCCCCAAGGAACCTCAAGAAAAAAGACGGAAATTGGGATGACCCGACTGAGGCCGGAATTTATCCTGAACCACTTGACAATGCACTTTTGGGTAGAGGAAGTGCGGATGTGATTGTAAAAAAGAATGAATTGATTTTACGGGCGGGTAAATTTTCAGAACCACCTCAATCAAATACTGTTGCGGTTTCTAATCCGAACCGAGCTTTCTTACAACTTTCTAATTTTGACAGAACAAAGTCGGGTGAAGAAACTCAGAAAATTATTTCTACCACACCTATTACCTTGTTAGTAAATTATTTAATAGAATGGGTTATCAACAATCCTGAAAATAATGCAAATAGATTTAATGGTTCTGTATATCTATACTCACTGAAACCATCAGTTAAATACAATACAGATAATTTTACAGTGACCACAGAGGTTTCTGTTGCCGATAAATTTTTAATTGATACGGAAAATTTCACTCAATTATCGATGATAGACACAATAGGGTTTATAAATTCATATATATCAACGTGTAATCAAAGTAATGTGAGTAGGACGGGAGCTCAATTATTTTCTGAGTCAACAAATAAATTTCCGATTTTTTTCCGACCAACCGTTGAGATGTATAACATAATAAATCCATCTTCTGGTATATCAAACATAAATGTAAATTCGAAAAGAAATCTGAAAATAGTATACAACGGTACAAAACTGAATACCGCAGACCCGGGTGGTTATGGATTGATTTGGAAAAAAGATACAGTTGGATTACCTTCCAAGGTTCAAATTCAAGAAGTAAAAACTAGTAATTTTAAATACCAACCTAATACTTTGGCCGCTTTGGGTGGTCAAAAAATTTACCTATTATCGCAAGACTCTGATATTGAAGGAAAACAAAAAATAAATTTTGCAAATTCAGTTTACGGAATCGCCGAGTCTGCATTCACAGAAACTATACAAGCCAATACATCAAGTATGGTTCGAGGTGAAGAATTACTCGAACTAATCAACTTGATTTATAACTTCTTAGTTTCCCATACCCACGCATATCCTGGTTTAGCACCTGTATCAAAAACTCAATCAGGAATCCAAGTAGAAGATTTGGACCGAATGATGCAAAGTGCAAGAAGAAAAATATTGAACTCAAATATTCGATTGAATTGATATTTATAAAGAAAAGTAATGTCAATTTTAAGGTCCTATATTGATAAAAATAATACCATTATTTCAAATTCTTACGTAAATACAGGAAGAAATCCTGTAATCGAATTGAACTTTGGTGCTTCTGATTTTGTAATACCCAACTACGGATTTACAAGATTTTTATTTGATTTAGATTTATCTCTTTTAATTTCAAATATACAAAGTGGAGTAATATCTACGGGTTGTACACCCGGTATAAGTGGTTTGACTCACACTTTGAAAATGACAAATACCTCATCATTTGATAATGAATTATTGAATACATTCATGTCAAACGAAAGAAGAAGAGCAACTTCATTTGATTTATTTTTGTTTAGAATCCCACTTTTCAGTGGAAACACAGGTTCAACACAACCTTGGGACGAGGGTGTAGGATATGATTATAATGATTTCAATATCAACCAAAATAGTGCCCAAGGTGGTGCGAATCCTTTGACATACGTTGACCCAAGAGCTTTCTCTACAAGACCTTCAAATTGGTACCAAACTTCAACTGTGGACAATTGGTCTGAGCCAGGAGTTTATAACAACAAAAATTTGGGTGTTGTAAATTTTTCAGCCCTAACAATCATAGACCAACAACATTTCGAGTTCGGTAATGAGGATATAAACATGGACATGACATCTGAAATAAATGGAATTTTAGATGGAACAATTACAGGTGTTACAGGATGGGGTATGGCATACTTTCCTCAAGTTGAAAATATAACAGGTTTGACAGACAGTTATTCGGTAGCTTTCTTCTCAAGACATACTCAAACGTTCTACCAACCATATCTTCTTACCAACTACGACGATTACATTAAGGACGATAGAAATATCTTCCTAAAAAACCAACAAAATAAATTGTATCTCTATGTATACCAAAACGGAGATTTGTCGAATTTAGACACGCTTCCGTTCGTTAGGATTGAAGATAGACTTGGAGTTGCCGTAAGTGGTATGGGTTCTTTAACAACTTGTTTGAGAACAAAAGGTGTATATGAGGTAATTATTCCTGATGGATTCACAGGAGCAACTCCATGTGAATACTTTGACGTTTGGTCCGGTCTAACTATAAACGGACAACCTTTACCAAATGTTACAAATCAGTTTATACTTCAACAATACAGTGCTGGTATACAAATAGGTTCACAATCAAAAGAACCTTCAATATATGGATTCGATTTTTATGGTATCCTACAAAATGAACAAATTTTAAATACTGATATCAGAAAGGTAGGGGTGACAATTAAAAAGGCATACACAGGGCAAGTGCTGTTAGAAAATATCTCAGCATTTTATAGGGTTTACGTAAAAGAGGGCACCACAGAAGTCCAAGTTCAAGATTGGACTCCGATAAATAGAACCCCCAACGAGTATTATTTCATATTTGATATGAGAGACAAAATACCAAATCAATATTATGTTGATATCCAAGTGAACACTTCAGGTGAGAAGGATACTTATAAGAAACAATTAACTTTTAATATAGTAAATGTAAAATGAAACGTATAATCAAAATAACAGAAAAAGATATCACCAAGTTGGTGAAAAAAGTGATGAAAGAACAACAGTCACCTAATTATATGTTTTTTAGTAATTTAGAACAAATTAGAAGGCAAGCCGACTTATTATTACAATTAGACCCCAATACTGTTGACGAAATTTTGATGGCAGGACACGATTGGGCCGATGACCACATTACTGTAGCGAAGGAAAACATGGACCAGGTTTTTGATTTTATGATGAATGAAACTAAAACATCTAATTACCCTGAGGACAATTTGAGTGAGGGGGAGAAGAAAACAGGAACAAAACTTTGTGCAAGAGGTAAAGCAGCGGCAAAGGCTAAATTCAAAGTCTATCCAAGTGCATACGCAAATGGATATGCGGTTCAGGTTTGTAAAGGTTCAATGCCAGGATTGGATGGTAAAAAACATTGTTCAGGTTCTTATTGTTAATTTAAAATTTTCCCATATTTTTGTTTCATGGAAAAGAAAATTGTCGGTTACGTACCAAAATTACTCTACAAGGTTTATCTCTATCTTCAAGAAAAATTTGACCCACGTCCCGAAGTGACTTACGAGGAACAAACCTCCGTTGAGATTTGTAAGAATTTAATAAAAGAATCTGAATCTCGATTGACATTTGCTCCACGTTCATTGAAAAGGTTTATCAAAAATGATAATTTTGGAATGTTCATTGTGATACATCAAAGAACTTTATTTCTTATCAATCACGTATATAGTTACAGCGTATACATCGAAAATTCAGACTTATATTCTGAACTCATAGAACTATTCGACTCGGAATTAGAAAACAGAAGAGAAGTTCTCGAAAAAGAAATGAGAAGTAATATTCAACATTCCTTAGAGGATATTCTCAAAAGGGTGACTAGTAATTCTCTCTAATTATTCTCCTAATCAATCTTTCCAAAGATTCCTTTCTTGGCTTATATGAAGACATCGTCGGTTTATTACCTTTACCAACTTTAGGCTCCTTTTTTTCAGCATTCCTCTTTTTCTGACAGGCCGCTCTTTTTTGAGAATCACTCATTTTTGAAGCAACATGAACGGCCCTACATTTCGGATATGCCTTAGATGAGGCATTTTTTCTACCACAAGGGGGATGTTTACCATTTTCCTTTCTACATATATTCACCCATGGACCTTTAGGTTGTTTACTACCTTTGGGTTTTTTTTTCGTTCCAAACCACACGGCTAAATCTTCTTTGATTAGTTGCTCCTCCAAAGTTTTATTCACGAAATCGGACACCTCCGGAGGTAAACCAGATATTGTGGGGTTCAAAGCAGACCCTTCTTCATCATTTTGTCCTGTATAAAATTGTTTGAGATACATGTCCACCTGAGAAATTTTATCAGTTTTATTTTCAATTTCTTGTCTTTCTTCAGGTGACTCTAAATAATCACCATCCGCTTCTTCATAAGCCAATTCTGCATTATCATAATGATAAACTTTATCAGTAAAGGGACCCAATTGATTGTCTTTCCAAATTTGAGGTGCTAAAACTACAGGTACTTTGAATTTACCCGAGCTAGCTGATGTTGTAGCCTCTTTTATTGTTTTTCTCATTCCAATCGATTATTATTTATAAATATCTCAAAATTTAAATATGGAATCTAATAATCAACCAATTGGATACTTGTTTCAATCTATCGGATACAATTCTCCTATAGATTTAAGAAATTTAATAGACGATTTAACATTGGAACAATCAATTATTTTTATCACTAAATCCTTGGAATACGCATATGAAAAGGGTGCTTTCACAATGATTGAAACTGAACTAATATCTAAATCTCTAGCGGTTTTAAACTCTCAAATTTCAAAAAAAATAATAGAATAAAAAAAGGGTCCCGAGGGACCCTTTTATATTTTTGGTTAGACCATATTATCTCAACTCTTTCAAATCGAATGTTCTAACACCATCAACTGTGATTCTACCATAGAATCTGTTGTTCACCATTTTCTTAGCATATCTAGTCATGATACCTTTGATTGGTGTGAAGTTGAATGGATTATACATTGTTGGAGTAAGTTGTAATGGTACATATGGTGCGTAGATGTAACCTGTGTCAAGAAGCGATGTTCCTTTGTGTCCAATCAACACTTGGTTTGGTGGGAAGTAAGGGTCTCTGTAAACTTGATATCTACCAGCGAGAGTACCTACTCTTTCAATACCCATGTTATATTGGTCCTGCTCAGGAGCCGCGTTTGAAACGTGGAAATATTCCAAATCATCAAAAATTGCAGAAACCTCAGATGACACAACAATCCAGTTAGCACCACCTCTCAAAGTAGATTTGTGAATTTGTGCCGACAATTGGTTGATTGCAGTAATCAAAGTTTGATTCCAGTCTTTTTGAGTATAAGAAACAGCACCAGTACCGTTACCTAATCTCTTCCATCCGTTGTAATCCCATCTCAAGTTCCAAGCCGCACCTTTTCTGAGGTCTCTCAAGATTTCTCTGTCGATTTCAGCAGCAACTTGCTCTGACAATAAAGCTGTCAATTCAGCTTCAGCGTCAATGTTGTGGAATGCCGCGACGTCTTGTGCCATTTCAGGTGACCATTGAGCTCTTAATTTTCTTTCAGTTACAGAAACTGTCACTGACATAAGGTCGAATGAAACCTCACCAATCTTATCTTCGAATTCTAAGTTCTTATAGAGTCTATAAGTTGCTGTAAATGCGTTGTTCGAATCAGTGTTAGATGAGAATGTTGAACCTGTATAACCATCCATAGAATTACCGCATGTTATACATACAGGAACCTGAAGGTCGATTTCCAAGTAAATGTTGCCATTCACATCACAAATGTTATCATACTGACCACCATCAGTTAAAGAATTCGGGAAGTCTAACCGAGCATTGTTGTCACCGTATTCTACGATACCCTTACCATATCTTTGAGTTACTACTCTGAAAAGATAAGGACCACCACCCGCAGTAGTTGTGTTGCTAGAAACACCATAAATTGTCAAATCAGACAAGAATGCTTCTGTGTCAATTGGGTTACCATCAGGACCAATCAATTTACCAGCAGCTGCTTGTGCGAATCCACTCATGATTACAAGAACTTTTCTGAAGTTACTTGCTGAGTTACCTACAATCGGAGTAGTTTGGTTGTAATCGCTTGGTACTAAATTCAACGTAGTATTATCCCAAGCTGCTGTAACAACTGATGTAACTGCTGATGTAATTGTTGAGAATGAACCTTTTGAGTAGTCAAATAAACCTGGTGGGTCTAATGCTGGTTCGTTACCTTCATAAAATCTATCATAAAGGTCTCTTCCATCGTTATAGTTATAACCTTTATTTGGTGAATCAGGACCATTTGGTGCTCCATAAGGTGCGTAGTGCTCTGAAAGACCTGGAAGTGATGGAGTATCACTATAGCTCTGAATGTTAGGTACAAAATAGAACAATTTACCGATTGGTAAGTTCATAGCCTGTACAGATACGATATCGTTAGCTAACAATTTAGAGAATACTCTTCTAACGATAGGGAAAACCACAGTTTCAAACGCACCTGTGTCAGATGTCGTTGAAGCTTCGTTTATCAAATAGCTAGCTTGGTTTTCATAAAGCTGCGCGATATTTTCTCTCATGTGACCTTTAAGACCCTCTAAGAATCCTAATTTGTCCCATTTTCCGATTGTGTCTTCTTTGATAACTTTAAGGTGTTTTAACCCGATGTTACCAACAAGACCTGATTCTAATAATGCTCCCATTGTAGTATTATTTTATTTTTTTGATTTATTTTTAGTTTATCTTACTCATCAAATCTTTCATTCTCAAGAATTGAGGATTTTCGTAGGTTTTTGACTCTATAAGATTCACTGCTGAACCTGAAGAAACATTCTTATTTAATTTTGTTTCAACAGCTTCAGTTATTGGTTTAGTTTCTTCAGTTGATAATTCGTCTTTGATTGCTTTATAAAGATTTTTAGATTCTTTCAAAGTTTCAACTCCGTCAAATCTTCTGAGGATGTTTATTTTTTCTTTTTTAGTTGTTGAGTGTTCAGTGAAAAGTCTAGTAGCATATGCAAGATTTGAATTGAAGATTGCAACTTCGTTCAATTTTTCTCTAAACACATTTAATGCTTTTCTATACTCATCATTTTTTTCTCTCAACATACTAACTTCTGCTTCAAGAGATTCTACTTTCACACCATTAGAACCATACACAAAGTTTCTATTGTTAGTGATGCCTTTTCTTAGACCTCTACCTTCTTTAGAACCCATACCGTAAGTTCTTGCCGCTTCTTTAGTTTCTCTTTTTTCGAAACCCGCGTCATCTCTACGAGACTTTTCTTTTTTAGAATGTGAACCTTTGAGATGCTTCATAGCTGTTTTACCATGCTTCATTCCCAATTTTTCATCTTCTTTATCTTTATATCCCTGACGACCTTCTTTGGTTTCAACTTTCTTGGATTTACCTTCCATATTAGCACCTTTCTTGTATTCGAATTTAGCCTTACCAGTTCCCATAGTTTTAGGACCTTCTTTTTTGTCCTCTTTGAAACCACCTTTTGCAGTTGTCTTGTATGAGAACTTTGGACCTTTACCAATTCCAACACCTTTAGGTTTTATCGCTTTCTTGTGATTGTAAGACTCCTCAATAGACTCTTCCCAATTACCCTCTTCTAAATCATCAGATTCTTCTAAATCGTCTGATTCTTCTAAATCATCAGCTTCTTCTAAATCGTCTGATTCTTCTAAATCATCAGCTTCTTCCAAATCGTCTGATTCTTCTAGGTCATCTGACTCTTCTAAATCATCAGCTTCTTCTAAATCATCCGACTCAGCCATTTCATCGGCCTCATCATCAGCTTCATCATCAGCTTCATCATCAGCTTCATCGTCATCTTCTCCTAGTTCGATTTCATACATGACTTCATCTTCCATTTCCATTTCGTCAGAATCGACGTCAACGTCCATTTCAGTTTCAGTATCATCTTCCATAGAATCTACGTCAACTTCCATTTCAGTTCCTGGTTCATCGAATAAAGTCGCCATAATGTCATCGATTGTTGCTTCTTCCATTTCTTCTTTCATAGTTTGTCTTTTGTTTTTAGACTCACCCATGTTGACTAAATACTCAACATCAGAATCATCATCAGTGATGTGTAAATTATTACCATCTTTTACTACGGTGATTGAATCCTCAGGATTCATACGTTTGAAGATTTTGAAAAGTTCGTCGTTGGGTAAACCGGTTAAATCTTGAGTTTCGGGTTCATTTTCAAAGTCGATTTCAATTTCGTCTGAAAAATCATCCATTTTATCAGTATCCATGTCCATTTCTGTGTCATCCACGTCTGTAGACATTTCAACTTCGTCGTCTTCAATCTCATCTTGTTCAGAAAGAGATTCTTTTACTAATTGGTTGATTTCTTCCTTCATAGTCGAAGCAAGTATTCCTTTTGCATTCTCGGCGATAGCCTCTTCAACATTTTTCATTTGAATGAGCGCCTCTTCTACTAAATTTTTATTTTCTTGCATGAGAAATTATCTAATTTTTATCTTATAAATATTACCAAATACCAAAAAAGTTGATTTTCAACTAATAAAAAAATTTAAGATATGTATTGCAGACCCATATACATTATGGTATCGATGTTAGAACCCAAAGCACCGTAGACCCAATTTTTCGTTTCGAGCCAACTTGATGATGTCACAAAAAATTCACTTCCGTCACCCATACCAATATAATACACATTAGCACCCATATTTTTGTCAATAGATAAAGTTGTATTATATATGGACGATATAAAACCCTCTTCCGCCTTTTTTGACATGACAATCTCGGCACATGAACCAAAAGAATCTGCAACTACAAGAAAATTTTCTTGTGAAATTCCATTACTCCAATTTACTATATAGTTATTCATAATTTTATCTCAGTTCGTACCAAACATAATCTGTTTTGTTTATCGACAAAAAATTTGTAATACCATAATTCCTTTTGAAAAATTCGAACACAGAGTCGAATGAACTTTCTGATATATAAACGTTTTGTTTTGTTCCCTCACCATCAAAATAAATGGCATTATAAATTGACAGACCTGAGTTCATATTGAATAAATTGTCAGTATTTGCGTAACTTATTTGTATATATTCTCCTGGAATCGATAGTGTGGATGATGGACTTGCGGCATTGCATAGATAAGTGTTTTTTTTCCCGTTATTTAATTTTGTTACTAAGTAAATTGCCATAAAATTTATTTTATTGAGCCCATAAAAATCATTGGACTATCCGATATGGTTTTCGTAACTCCAAATGCGGAAGATGCAGTTAAAGCTGCGTCATAATTTTCTGCAGCAATTATCAAATTATTTTTGAATTTATTGGGGTCCTTTGAAGATATTCTTACACGATAGAATTTTGCTTCTCTTGGGGTTTCCCAAATTGTATATCCCCCATCAACGAATTTCATTTGTCTTATAGAGGCCCCTTTGGCACTATAATACGCCTCGATATTTATAATTTGTTTTGCACTATTATAATCAGAGTTAGTATTTGTCCATACATGAGTCGTTCCATCATCAACTACAACATTCCAATAACCCAAGGCTTGTTTACCTCCTCCTCCATCTACACCACCAATAGGGTCATATGCTAACTGAAACATAAATTAGATATTTGTTATTTGTAAACTTGATTTACTTATTTTTATTACCTTACCAAAATTCTGTGACATATAATTATAAACGTCTTTATAATCCACACCTAAAACAACACAACTTTTGGTGATATTATCCAAACCCACAAAGGTCACATCAAAAACCACCTGTGTTTCTAAACCTGTATCTTGAAATTCAGACAAACCAGCAAAACTCAATTCGTAAGGCCTATATATATCAAGATAATTGAAGTAGTCGTTGAAACTATTGGTATTATATAGATAATCATAATCCACACCTTCAATGTTTCCTGATGCAACTATTCTTTTTACCATAACCAATAAATATCACCAAAAAAAAAAGTGGTCGTTTGACCACTTTTATTTTTCTATTACTTCATCAATTTTACTCTCTGAAACTGAGGTTATTCGCCAATCATAAGAAAAAGATTGATACCTTGTTGTAACCTTGGCCTCAACATCAGTCACTGAAAAACCTTTCACCAATTTTTCTTCTCTAATTTTTTTAATTTTCCCTGTTGTTTCGTCGGGTAATTCATATTGAATTTTTGCTACAAAATACTTTTCGTCCATAGTTAAATTATTTTCCTAAATAATCGGATAATTTTTTCATCAAATCAAGTGATTTGTTTGTGGTTGGGTCTGATTTAACCTTTTTTTCTTCTTCCAAATTTTCTTCGTACTTGTGTCTGTCATTTACATCAGAAAACAAATAAGCACCTGGTGTTGAAGGTGAAGATACCAAATCAAAACAAATCAATTCGAAATCATCTTGAACTTCATTTCTTTCCCCGACCTTTTTCAAAGACCCTACCCCTCTTGATGAAACCCCCATAGTGACACCTTGTCTCATAAGGTTAGCAGCAACATCCCCTTTAGAGGATACTATCCCCCTCTCGTGAAACCCTGGAGTTGTCAATAATTTTAATTTTCCCATTAGAATATTTTTATCCCACCATATATCAGTGATAAGATGTGATACTCTATCTAAATCTATAAGTGAAGACTCAGGGTGATTTAATTCAGAAGTAGATAATCCTTTTTCAATTATTTTTTTATATCTATCGGATTCTCTCTTCAAAATTTTTTCTGGGTAAAACCTACCATTTCTGTTTGGGGTGTCATACTTCTGAAGTACAGCATAAAATTCAAAAGGATTTCTATAATCCAAATTTTTAGCTTCTTTTAACATATTTGCATTATGTTCATCTCTTGGGGAAACATAACCAGCGTCCATCTCTATTAAAATACCATGTCCTGTTTCATGTGCCTCTAAAATTCTGAGTTGTTTCATTCTTCCTTTTAAAAGATAAATATATTGCTAGTATTGTTTAATTTTTTGATTTCGAAAAATCAAAATATTTGTTATTGGAAATATTATTAGTATAGATATTTTTTACAATTTTTTTGATACCCTCTTTAAGAATTGGTGACTTGAATTCATAGTCCTGAGAAACGAATAAATTTACTTCCAAATTAAAAAAAGATTTTTTTCCTTTGTTTATACCACTCGTTCTTAAATCTAAATCAACGATATTTTTCTCTAAAAAAATTTCCTCAGTTATCGAATTATATACAGAGTGTTTTATTTCACGATTCAAATTACAAACAACTCTATTCCAATTATCATACTCCATTTTCGGACAAACCCAAGATTGAATGTTTATGTAGATTGACTTTAAATTTTTAGAATCCACAGTTCCGTATACTGATTTAATTGGTGTAAATAAATTTAGTTTTACACTTTTTCCTTTTTTCATTCATTTTCATATTTCATAGTTTATTTTGATACAAAAGTAACCATAAAGTTATTTATTGTCAAAAACACAATATATATAAAATATGTTGATTATCGAAATAACCAAATCGGAAAATTTAGAGAAGGCTTTGAAAGTTTTGAAATCTAAGGTAATAAAGACAAAACAAAATCAAAAGTTATTGGAAAAGAAAGAATTTGAAAAGAAGTCTGTTACTAAAAGAAAAGCATTACTAAAAGCAAAATATACTCAAAGAAAGAAAACGAACCTATAGGTTTTTTTCCAAACTCACTAATTTTACATAGTTCATCTGATTAAAATCCTGAGTTTGAATTTTCTCTATAGTCTCTTGTATTTTAGATTTTAATTCCTGTTCTGATTCGTTTGTGAGGATTGTTTTTAATTTATCTATTGTAGATTCTTTCAAGTTTTGATAATCTTCCTTCAAGTTTTTACTATCTGTTTTTACCACATTCATGAAAACTTTTTTAGAATCTTCATCCATATTTGTGATGTAATTCTCTAATGTCTGATTGGCAATTTTAACCATACTAGAAACAGGTAACTTTATAGATTCCTTCAGACTTTCTTTCTCAGATTTCAAAATTTGAATGATTTCCTTTTTAGCGTTTACGCGTTCAGATAAATTTAAATTATTTGTGTAAACTAGTGTGTCAATATTTTTGTAATTATTATTAGTAGTCTCTTTAGCAAGTTTGGGTAATTTTACTGTTGGTAAAATTCTATTGATTACAGATAATCCTTCTTCTAAAAAATCTTTAGCATCACCTTCGTTCAAACCTTGATTTGTAGATAACTGGTCATAGACAGAATAAAGTTTGGATATTGATTTATTATTCAATATATTAGACTTAAATTCATTGATACTTTTCTTGAATTCTTTTTCACTTTTGTAAGATTCAATCAAGTGGTTTTCTATGGCGGTTTTTATCTGTCCGAATGTCATTACTGTAGGTTTACAAATAAATATTAGGAATTTAGTAACTTGTCTAACTGCTTGGTAATTTCACCCAAAGAATTTTGCCCATGTGACAAATCTATGTTTGTTGAACCTTCAATAAAGTTATTTTCAACTAAAATGTTCAGTTCTTTAGATTTAGATTCCGGTGTAACTTCACCTCCTTCGGGTGGTGCTTCACCTCCAGCAGGTTCTTCAGGTGTGGGTGGTGATGGCGGTGACATTGGTTCTATTCCAGAAGGTTCAAATCCACCTCCAGTTTCGGTTGCAGTTTGAGTTGGTGTTCCTCCCGTTGTTGACCCGTATAATTTATCTAGATTATCAAATATTCCCGTTTTGGTAATAACTGTTGGAGTGGCTTTCAATTCTTCACCGACCGCTCTCTCCAATCTCTGTTGTTGTAAATCTAATTTGACTTCATCGTCTGACCAACCAAAAATATGTTTTTTAGCCCATGTTGTAGAGGTTGCTGAAATTCCACCCCCAGGGTCAGATACCATGTCTTTATAAAGTGTAACTTTTTCTTTCCAAACATCAATTTTGAGTAAATCAGCTTGAGTGGATGGATTAGTAAGACCCAAAGTAAAATTATCAAGTTCATCTTCAAAACCTAAAAGAAACAGATGAACAATTGCAATTTTATTCAGTTCCTGTAACATACTTTTTTGAATCCTATTTATTGTTCTGGCGAACCTAATATCCTGCAAAGAAAGATTCTTACCGTCACCCACAACTTCTTCAAACCCTAAAAACGCTTTGGGTACTCTTAAAGCTGTCAACAGTTTTTTCTGAATATATTCAATATCCGCAATTTCTGATAGATTTTGTGCACCAGGCAAGGTATCTATTGGACTAGGTGCTGCTGGGTCACGTACAGGTACAAAATAGTCTTGGTCAACGGCCATCTGATTGAATCTCATATCCACTTGACCTGTCTTACTGTCAACAATTTGTTCTCTCTTGAATTTGTTTGCCACACGTTGTACATACGCTTCAACATCGTCATCATTCATGTTTCCGACAAATACCTTGAATATCCTTCTTTCTGGAGCTCTCGAAGTACGATAAATCAACATCGCATCTTCGGATAACAATAATTGTTTCCAAATTCTTCTGGCTTTTTCAAGCATTGAAGTTCCGTATGGTAGCCTTCTATCATCACCCAACAGTCTAAAGTGAGCAATTTCCCAAGACTGAAAAGTCATGTTTTTATTTTTCCAATCGAAGTGAAGTGCTTTTCTATCTTCAGGTCTATCGGGTTCTACTGTAATTTTTTGTGAAGTACCAACTTCTCTTCTCTCAATTTCGATTGTAGGTAGTTGTTGACAACCAACAATTCCCTTTTCTGGGTCGAGTTTGAGGTAAACAAAGTTATCACCATACTTACATGTATTTCTTGTCCACATTGGTAAATTGGTGTTGATATCCAATGTATTGTTGAAAAGGTCGGCTAAAACTGATTTGATTCTTTTTGATTCTGAATAAATCTGTAATATGAAACCATCCTCATTGGTTGTTGTCGATTCCTCAGCATAAATGTCCAACGCCGCAGAAATTTCAGGTGTATACTCCATAGACTCATAATCATATTGCGCGGAGAGTCTTGATGGTTCATAATAAATGGCTTGAGAATATAAATTGTTTTCAACTTTAGCCCATTGATTTGCTAAATAAAAACTTTGTTGTGCTTGTAATTTTTCCCTTTCGTATTCAGCTCGGTCGGTGGTACGTAGTAATACTTTTTTATCAAACTTATATGTAGGATAATCCTGACCTAATAAAGAATTGGGTCCAAAGGTTTTGGATAACCTCTGCCAAATAGTTAAATTCTGTTCACTCATCTTTTAATTTTACTTGTCTAATCAATAATATAAATAGTTATTTAGCTCCAAATAACCATCCATATTTTTGATAATCGGCCTTAGTTGGACCATTTGTAGGATACATACCTGAGTTGCGATTAGACTGTGGAACCATTGGGTTGAAATAATCTGATGTATTTTTATTTTCATTCACGGTCGATGTCCAAGAATTCAACATTGCCTTGGTATGATTGACAACTTTTTGTAGCGATTGGAATGATTTTTCTGCAACATAAATTGCCATGGATATAGCCATAATACAATCATCGTGGTGTCCCTTTTGATGGTCAGGTCTACCATTTATGAAGATGAAAGTATTCATTTCATTATATAATCGATTAGAATAAATTTTGAAATCATGTCGCACCGCTTCCTCAAGCGATGCAATAATTTGAACCCTTTTAGAATTAAAATTTATACCAGGTATTTTTTCATTTGCTTTAGGGTCCCACTTCCATTTCTTGTTCGGGTCTATGTTGTCAACATACAATCCACCTTCATAATTCAATTCTTGCATTTTACGGGCAGTTGAAATTCCCATCCCACCAGTTATATCAATCACACAAAAGGCTCTATACATAGTACCCCACTTATAAGCAATTTCAGCAAGTACATCTGGTGGGATTTTACCGACGTATTCCAAAACCTGTTCTTTTGTGTCAAAATCAATAATCTCAATACATGAGAAATCTTCTGAATCTCCTCTTGAAACATCCACCCCCATAACGTACTTATGATTATTTTCAGGCTCTTTGAATATCCACAATGAGCTTCCCATCAATTTAGCTTGAGGTTCTCTAAGGCTATTCTTAGCAATATTTTGCATCAACTCAGATTCAAAAACATTGTCCCCTGACCCCAAGAAATTACACTCCAATTCTTGTGCAACTTTTCTTCTGTCAAATTTCAATTTTTTGACCATTCCCTCAAACCAAGCAGAACATGGTTTATAACCCTTATTGATGTAATCTGTGGTTATTGAATGGTCTCTCTCATATGGATTATCTATTGAGAGGTCAACTACAACGTCTTTGGGATAATCTTCTCTATTCAATAAAAAATGAACGAGGTCATTAGTTTTGACCATGAACAAATCCTTGGTATATCTTGGGTCTCTATACCAATACATCTCCGAGATTTTAAACTCATTCATTCCTCTCAATGCTTGGTCATAAATTTCATAATAGATTGGGTCATATCCGTTAGGGGTTGAAACAACTATCACTTTACCACCTGTTGATAGAGATGCCATACAAGCAGACCAGAAATCATTATCTGCTTCAATGAACGCAGCTTCGTCAAAAATCAATATTGTTGGCGTGTAACCACGTAAGGCGTCCTTGGATGTTGCAACCGCTTTAACCTCACAATCATTCGAAAGTTTGAAATGTCTTTGGGAGTTTTTTTCTGCAGAAAAACCGATACCAACCCATTCTGGCCATTGTTCAGTGAATGACCTTATTTTGTTAGCCATCTCGACAGAAGTGTCAAGTTTGTTGGCAATAATTAGAATTTTTTCAGGTTTTTGTTTTTTTGCAAAAACCAATTTCTTAGATGCCCAAGCGGCAGTTACAGTAGAAACACCCGCCTGTCTATATTTCAGAGCAATGTTTTCGTTGTACGAATCATAATCTTCAATCAATCTTACTTGGTCAGGAAATAAATCTAAAGGGACATATTTTGATACGGTGTTATCGTAAGTTTGTAAATATGCTTTGAGTGCATAGGGAGTATTCCTCATACACTTTGTATATTCAATAATTAGTTGTTCTTTTGTCATTCAGAATCATTTGGGTCGACTTATACCCAAATTACTCAAGAAATCATCCAAATCATCATCGTCATCATCGGAATCACCATCTTTGTTCTGGTCTTCCAAATAGTCATCATATTCTTTTTTCAACTCCATAGCCTTTTTCATAATCTCTTGAAAACGTTCTTTAGCTTTGGAAACTTTGGCATTGTCATTTGAAATGGTGTTACCAATAATTTGAAGAAATTCGCGAGCAGGAATTTGGTATAATTCAATTTCGAACCAGTTTATTAAACCTTTATTGTCTGAATCGAACATTTCGTCAGGTAAGGCAAATCTAATTTTTTCAACAATTTCAGGTCCTAATCTCAACTGCATGGGTTCGTTAGATAAAACATCAACGGCACCTTTTACCTTTTCACGCATTTGAGGGTCTTTCGGAAGACCAAATCTAGCATTAGCTTTTTTAATTCCTTTAATAATCTCATGACATAAAATCGGAAAGAATAAACCTTCAGCTACTATTTTTGTATCGGGTTTCTCTTGAGATTCTTCTTCTCCTTCTCCGCCTCCCTCGTCGTCTGCATCTTCTAATGATACTTTACCGGCAACACCATTTCCTGTGGCAGACATTTGTTCAATCATCTGTTCCATAGTGAAATACAATAAATCATTTACTGCCATAACACCCAAGTAAGCAGGAAACAATCTTGAGTCTATTGCATCCAACTTTCTTTTAACTTCAGGCTTTTGGAATAAATAATGCCCTTTTTTTGCAGCACCTTGTACAACAGCGTTTATAATATTTCTTTTATGTTTTTCTAATTCGAGTTCTTCTTGTGGAGTTAAATTTTCAATATCGAAGTCGTCGAAACTTAAAGTTTGTTTTTTTTCCTCGTCATCCTCTTCTTCCTCATCTTCAGGTTCTTCTGGTTCATATCTGAAATTATTTACGTCAATAGGTTCTCTATTTAACATTGCTTCAATTTGATACCAACCTTCAGGAGTCTCAGTTTCTTCAAGTGATACATCTGTAGCTAACTTTTCAAGTTCCTCTTTGTGTTGGGACTCAATTCTCAAAATCATAGGAACCTTACTCATCTCCTCCATGTAAATCCTTTGGATTACATTAGGAGTTAGTCTTTCCATACCTTTGACTTGACGTAATTTGTCAACAACTTTCTTAAATCTTTCTGTTGCGAGTCTTTCCACATCTTCAGCACCTTTTTGGAATGCCGGAGAACTTGCATATAAACCCTCAGGACTTGAAAGTTTTCTTTCTAAGTTTGGGTCCATCCTTTCAGGATAGTTACCATAATCAATTGCTTCTGATGTTCTTTTTCTCATTTTTTTCTCAACATTTTCATTATTGTAGAAATCACTTTCTTTTTAGCCTTTTCAGGTTCCACGGCCATTGGTGCCTCTTTTTCGCCCGGATTTGGATTTTGTCCAGGTCTCATTGGTCTAGGTTTTGGTTTCGTAGGTGTAGCCGGTTTCGTAGGTGTAGCCGGTTTCGTAGGTGCTACAGCAGGTTCTGACTCTCCCAAATATTTCATGAGTTCTCTTTTTGTTATTTTTGGAGAAAGATGTCTTTCTACAATTTTTTGAATTTCAGTTTCCAAAAACAAAGATACATTTTTTTTACTCTCTTCCAAAGATTTTTTTACTCCCATGACACAACTTTCATATTTAGCTTTTTGTTTCTTAGTCCATTCACTTCTTTCTGAAGTTCCGAATTCTTCACCCATTTTTGCAGTGCATATCGCCCACGGGTTTTTTTCTTTTTTCTTTTTAGATTCTTCAATAGATTCGAAATTATACATACCATCATCATTCATAGAAGGGTCTTCTGTTTTGTCAGGACCAAAACCATCATTAGAACTAGGTCCTTCTTGCTCAGGGTCTTGAGTTTGTTTCTTTTGGTTAGGGTCCATCGTAACTTCTTCCTCCTCCTCTAACTCCTTCTCTATCATCTGAACAGGAACACCTTGTGTTGTCAAATTTTTCACGGTTTGTATTGCGTTCGGAGTGGTACTTTTAATTTGCACCATAGCGGCTTTGGTTTGTTCTCCCAACAACTTTGAGTGTAACAAATTTATTTCCGATTCGCTCAACTTTAGAACGGTTTTGGAAGGAATTCCTTTCTCGATTAGTTCTAATGCTTTAATTTTAATTTTCATATACAACTTTCTTTTCAAATTCGAGAATCAAATCTCTTTCGTATAATTTATCTTTTATAACTTGCTCTGACTCTCCAAACCTGAACACCATTCTCTTCTGACCTCTTACTTCCTCAGGTTCCCATGCCATCGCAACTACATCATCCAAGGCATCTATCATACAAAAAAAATCGGAGTTCTGAATCAATTCCAATTTAACATCAGTATTTCTCAAAACTCCTACCTTTTTTATATATTTCAACTCGGGAGGTAATGGATAACCATTACTTGGTTTTGATTCCCAATTTTCTCCCCAAACGTCTTCCAAATTTTCGTCCGAAAATATGAATTCGTAAATGTTATCCCCTTTATAATTGGGTCCTAAACCATTTACGAAAACCAATTTACTCATAAAATTTCTCCCTCTGGGGATATTTTAATTTGTTTTTGGTTATTCTCGAAAACTATATTTTTTTTATTAGTTTTACCTACAACGTTAAAAGAAGGGTTTGCTCTCAAAAATTTTTCTGAAACTAATTCTTGTTTGACAGACTCAGAAAGTTTCACTACTTCAGTCATTTTTTTTCTTAAAGTAACTTCTTGTATTTTACTTTTTCTTTCTTTTTTTTCTCTTGATTCCAAGATTTCCTTCTTTGTAATTTCAAAATATTTCGATAAAACTTTATCTACTTTTGATTCTTTGAAGATACTGTCAAGTATTGAACCATTTCCAACATTCATTTCTCCCATTTCAGATTTTGGTTCATCCATATCAGCTTGAATGTCCTCAACCTCTGAATCAGAACTAATATCTTCATCATCCATTGACAATTCATTGTCAGACATATCCATATCTCCTTCAGGTCTCTCCTCAGCTTCTTCAAATTTTGACATGATATCTTCTTTATCTTCTTCAGATAGATTTTTCAAATCCAAAGCAGAAAGAACCATATTTATCACATATTTGATATCTTCTGAAGTCATTCCGTCTTGAGCATCAAACTCTCTAATTTTTTGTGTAAGTTTACCTGTCAACTTTTGAATGGTCTTAAATGTCACCATCTCTTCTGACGCAGCCGATTCATCACCCATAGCGTCATCCATTTCAGGTTCTCCCTCAGGAGCAGATTCACCACCATCCAATTCTAAATCATCCATACTAGCACCTAAATCAATTTCACCATCAGGCATTTCCTCAGCACTCATGTCAACCTCCTCTTCACCTCCGACAGGTGAATCAGGTAATTCTGGTTGCGGAACTGCTGGTGGTTCTGCAGGTGGTGCCGGAGGTTCTACTGCCTCAGGCTCAGGTTTAGGAGTTTTCAAAACAAATTTCTTTTGTTCTCCATATAATTCAACCCCATTCTCATTCTCATTTAATCTATTCAGTTCACCTGCCAATAGATTTAATCTTTTGAATGCTTGGGAATATGAGGAAAAATATTTTCTGTTTTTCATAGGCTCAATGTAATCTAACTGAGATTCAGAAACTACTTTCTTGATAATGTATCCTTGTTTTTCTTTTACAATCTGATAGTCATTACCGTCAGCTAAATTTATTGAATATACTGATTTTGCATTTTCATTCACGGAACTTGGAATTGTTTCGTTGTACTTTGCAATTTCAAGAATTCTTTTGATTTTGTCTTGACCTGTGAGTTTTTCACTCCC